GCAGAAGATATTATGAAAATTCTCACCTGTTATTCTGCCCGTTTTTATGGAAGAAGAGGCGGTAGAAAGAAGAAAAATAAGGCTGAAAATGAGGATAACGAATCTAATGGAATTTAAAAAGGAGGATATAACATGCCAATATTTAATGTAGAGATTAGAGTGATTCGTACATATCAAGTAGAAAACATTATAGCAAAAGATGAAGATGCTGCGTCTGAGAAAGCGTTTAAAAAATACGAAAAACATCCAGAAGAATTTTTTGATGACATTCTTGATGAAGTAGAGGCGAGCGAAGTTGAAGCATAACAATATTTAGAAATAACCACCAAATAAAGGAGGACAAAGTGAATAACAAACAACAAAATACAGCACATCCACAGCCGGTGGCCCAGATGAGAATTACGATAATGGACAATGGATCTGTAAATGTAAATGGATTCCCGGCTGACCTGAGAGAGGCTATGAGCTGGTTGTTTATGGCAAAAGAAGCTGTAATAAGTTATTTTATCAATTTGGCCAAAGCTGGTGAACTCGACGAAAATAATAGAGTCATCCAAAAGAAAATTATAACTAAAGACAAAACCATTGTAGGGGCTAATGGAAGGCAATTACAATAACGTGCAATCCGATTGCACATGAAAAGAGGCAAACTATGAAATTTACTGTAAATAAAAAAGACATTATTGATGTATTATCAAAGATTCAGGGATTGACAGGCCATAAGGGGAGTCTGACAATAACAGAAACAGTTCTAATCACTGCGTCCGATACAGGAATAAGCCTAACTGCAACTGACCTTGAAACAGGGTTTGAAGGCACTTATCCTGCTGTGGTTGAAACCCCCGGAAGTATCGCAATCAACGCAAAGAAACTTTACGAAATAGTAAAGAACTTTCCGGTTGATAATATTACTATAGAGGAAACTGAAAACAACTGGATCGCAATAGGCAATGATAAGGTAGAATATAACATTGTAGGCATGTCTCCAGATGATTTCCCAGACGTACCCAAAATGAAAGAAATAAACTTTTTAAGTGTTGATTCCGGCTCCCTTAAGACAATGATTGATAGGTCGTTAATAATATGCAGTTCCGGTGATACAAGGGCTCATATTAAAGGGGTATTACTCGAGACCACATCCAATATTGCCAAGATGGTATCAACTGATGGCGCCAGGCTTTCTGTGGTTAACTGTACTATCGATAGTGGATTGCCACCCAACTTAATACCGGACATAAGTGTATTGATTCCAAAGAAAGCATTAAGTGAAGTATCAAAGTTTTTATCAAGGGAAGGAAGCGTTCAGATAGGAGTAGAATCTAACAATTTTGTAATTAAGAAAGATAGGGAAACTTTTATTGTCAGGCTATTGGAAGGCGAGTTTCCAGATTATAGGGCAATTTCCGAAGACAAGGGCGATGTAATCAGTTTTGATAAAAAACTGTTTCTTATGATGATGAAGAGAATGTCAATCATGTCTTCAGACATTTACAGAGGAGCAGTTTTTAATTTTATTGAAGACAGGCTTACTATAACCACTACCAATCCGGATATCGGTGAGTCAAAAGAAAAAATGGATATAGAATATAAAAAAGAACCCATTGAAGTTAGTTTTAACGTAAAATATTTCGCTGAAACATTACATGCGGTTGAAAGCGAAAGAGTAAATATCCAAATTATTAGTGCAGAAGGTCCATGTAAAATAGAAGGCGAAGATGATAAAAGTTTCATAAGCGTTATAATGCCAATCAACCTATGACGCTTTAGGCAAGAAAACCCACGTGTTTTAACCGTTGGTAGCTCACAACAAAATGAGATCAATCGGAGGATAAAAATGCCAAGAATGAAACCAATGACCAAAAGACATAAAGAGCAATATGAAGAATTGCTTAGAAAAGATTATGAACCATACGAAATTATGCCGGAACTAGGCATCACAGTGATGAGAAAAGTTATCGGAGACAGTGTGGAATCTATAAAAATTAATAAGCGAGGGGACACTACAAAAACCATTAGAACATTAAACTTTTAAAGATAGGATAAACATGGAAAACCTTGAAGTGTTAATAAAACCAGTGGTTATGATCGACATAAACCTACTTGATAATGCCCAATACAACCCACAGGAACAAAACAAGGCGGTATTCAACGCGCTTGTAGAAAAGATAAAGAAAGAAGGCTTTGCAGGAACGGTAAAGGTAGCCCCAAACCCTCACAAGCCAGGAAGGTATACCATAGTATCAGGCAACCACTCAACGGATGCCCTGCGACTCCTAATGGCCACGCAGGTACCATGTAATGTCTTCGAAGACTGGGATGAGGACAAACAGAAGGTCGAGAATGTTAGTTGGAATATTGTCAAGGGCAAGTTTAATCCGGAAAAGCTTGCCAAGCTGTACGATGAATTATCAAGGAAATATGGTGATGAATTAACACAGCAGATGATGAACTTAGAAGTGGACCAAAGCATTGTTAAACAGATAATGAAACAGGTTAGGCAAGGTATTCCGGAAGACATGCAAAAACAACTCGACAAGTCTAAAGACGAGATAAAAACCGTGGACCAGCTCTCTGCTATTCTTAATGAAATGTTCAATAAGTATGGAGATGATCTCAGATATGGATTTATGGTATTTGAATATGGTGGGAAATCTCACTACTGGATTAAGATGAATGATAAGCTCAAGAAAAAGATGCAGATATTTACTGATGAATGTCGGGAAACAGGCAGAAAATTATCTGAGCGAATATATGTTGCATTAGATTGCGATAAAGAGTAGTGAGAATAATAGAGAATGGTCGATAGTTTGTTGAGAATAGAATAACAGAAATTTTGCAAAAAGATAATTATAGCTAATACAATCAGGGATTTGTATATGGTTGAGAATAAGGTGAAAGAGAGAAAGAAAGGCAAGGGAAGGCGCAGTAGAGAGTTCAAACAGGCATGGCAAAAACTTCCAGAATATCCACTGTGGGATGCAGTTTATGTTAGGCTTGGAGCAGGTGAGTCAGCATTTTCTTTAGCAAAATGGTGGAAATCAAAGGGCGAGATGGAACATCTTGCGGTAAAAACCCTTGCGAAGTATTTAGGATATTATAGAGACAACGATATGCCGGTCAAAGACAAAATAGACATGGCGCCGCTTGATACCCACTATATTAACACACTTGTAAAACAATACTCGTCTGAAATAGATATCTTTAAGGAATTTGTTGTTCTAATAAATCTACAAAAAACAAGACTTGGCGTTGCTATGGAAAAAGAAGACCAAAAAAAATTCCCAATGGAAATGACTAATAAAATACATGATCAACTTCAAAGTTTATTGAGAGATCTTTTTGAATTCCAGATAAAAACTGGTAGGTTACCACAGGTCCCGCAAAAATTTGACCTCACACATTCTGTTAATAGATCTGGAGGTAACGATAGCATAGAGATAAAGAACCAAAAAGAAGAGCTGCAAAGTAAAAGAAGGGTGGCAGAGTTAGCATTGACTTTGATAAATACGGCTTCGCAGGGGAATAGACAAAAGGCGATAACGATATGAGACAGGTGACATTAAAAGTATTAAGGGGTCGCTTGACTGAAGAATTAAAAAACCTTCCTTTTGAGATTACACGAAATGGGCGGGTTGTTGGAGTGGTTATCGAAAAAGGTTTAAACCTTTCTGCCAAAACGGTCAAAGGCTGTGTACACAATACAACCGAAGCAAAAGAGAAACTAACTGCAATCATTAAGAAAAAGCAAAGCGCTGACAAACCAAAGGCACATTCGTCCACAGGCGTGGGACACTTTAATCCGTGCCCTAAACAGGGCAAGAAATAATTAGTTTTTATAATTTGGAATACGTGCAAACGGATTGCAAAAAACCTTAAGAAGGTAAAAATCGATGAATGGATACGGCCCCCACTTAATACTCGACCTAAGCAATTGCAAATCAGCAGCATTAAACAGCCTGGAGGCCTGCTTTGCGTTCTTAAACGACCTGCCCGGCATGATAGGAATGACAAAAATAACCCAGCCATACATATTCAGGTACTCAGGTGAGACACAAGAAGACAATGGTATAACTGGTGTAGTGATTATAGCCGAAAGTCATATATCAATCCACACATACCCACAGAAACGATTCGTCTTTATGGATATATTTTCGTGCAAACCATTTAACACCGAAATGGCTACAGAATATGCCATAGACTTTTTTGAAGCCGAAACGTTTGTAGTTAATACCGTGAATCGGGGGGAACAGTTTCCTTTGTAAAGATTAATTGCATTATTTCCTTGACAAATGATATTTAATCATAATATTATAATTAACAAAACAACATTTAACAGGGAGGTAAAACAATATGCATAGAAAAATAGAAGAATTGAGCGAACTAAATTTAAATAAAAACCTGGAAGAGATATATTTTTCTGAACACGAGAATTGTCATTATTCAGAAAAGTTTCATGGGAAATTTGGATATTTTGCAAATAGAGATTTATTTGGTTCAAAACTTACTGACCTACTACTGGTTAATAGCGGGGTAGTTGCTCTTGAACTGGCAATTAAGGCAGCATTTTACCCTTTGTATTTCGAAAACACTTCAAATGTTAAGATCGGCATTCCTGTACTTGCAGATCCGATGGTAAAATGGGCCGCTGAAAGAGCTGAATGTGTTGAAGAAATAAGATACCTTGATGTTGATCCGAAGACATTTTGCATTAAAGATATTCCAAGCGATCTTGATGCAGTGATTTGGGTTCATACTGGGGGTTTGATATCAGAAAAAACAGAGCAAATGTTCAAAAAATGTAGAAATGACTTTGTAATTATAATTGAAGATATTTCACTTGCATATGGTTCATCTTTCAATGGCAAGAAAGCCGGATCAACAGGTTTTGTTGCCGGTTCTCTTTTTGGCATTACACGCTTTGAAGGTGGGATTGTTGGGACACGATCAAGGGAAAATTGTGAATTTGTTAGAGCAATGATAAACCAGACATCGCCTTCTATTTATGCACGGGTAATGGACGGACACGATCCTGTAAAGTTGTCCAATAAAGGATATAATTATAGAACAAGTGAATTTACAGCAGCAGTTGCACTTGAAAAACTAAAAAATCTTGATAAAGAAATAGCTGCAAGGCGAGTAATAGCAGATGAATATGACAATGCCCTTTCCAAGATAGGCATTCAAAGTGTTGAAAAAGAACTTGGATGCGTAACCGGATTGTACAAATACATGGTCAGAACAAAGAGCGCTCACAGGCTGAACGATCTTATGGAGGCAGAAGGCTTTTCGTTTACAGGCTTGGTTCACGATAAGCTTTTAGATGAAGGAGATTATCCTGGAGCAAAAGAACTGGCCGATGGGTATGTGTGTTTGCAGTTGATTGAGGACGCTGAGAAAAGAATATCTTACATTGAAACATTTAAACGACTATGGGAAAAAATAAACCAGGGTAAGACATGATGCAATCCGATTGCACTAAAAACCTGGAGGTAGAAAAAATGAGGCGAGTAAATGTTATTGATGCAGAAAAAATGACAAGGAAACAGATGGAAGAGTTTTTAATGGAGAGAGGTTATCGAAATAGGATTTTGTTAGATAGAAAATTAGATAAAATTTTCATAATATTTACCGTTGTGATCTGTTCTGCAGTGTTGATACTGCTTGGCTTGGCATTATTATTTTAAAGGCATTAGGGGGTGATTATGTACGCTGATTATATATGGGGTATCGGATGGTTAGCTTTTGTGGTGGCTTGGGGTCGCTTTTTGTATCTTTTGTTTACTGATGTATACGAAATAGAATTGAGCAGATTATGGAAAAGAATACAGTGTTTTATAAGCATGTAAATGCCAAAGCTGTAATACAAGATGGAAGTCCCATAAATGGGATAATACCAGACACAACGAATCGCTATAGCCAAATAGCCCAAAACACCACAGACCTAAGACCATTAATAAAATCATTAAACCTGCCGGAAGGCAAAGCTCAAGATCTTATATCGCAGATAGAAACATTGCGTGGAAATGAGACAGAAATGTTTATGGATATACTCAAAGAATTAAGTGATGGTGGTGAAAGCCAAAGTCTTAATAGTATAGTTAGCGATACATACGATGAGATTCCTGTAGATATTGAAACATTTTTCAGTAACAGTAACTATCTTGGCAGGGCTGGAGCAGACCTGTATCCTAAGTTAATGGAAGACCTTCTCAGATTGTTTAATGGGAACTATACGGAAGTAATTTTAAGTGGAGCGATTGGTTATGGAAAAAGCTATTTAACACAGCTAATAATTTGTAGAATCCTGTATGAAGTCAGTTGTTTGAGAAATCCACAGTGGGCATACGGCCTTGCAGAAAACTCAACACTATTCTTTCCTAATATATCTGTGACGGAAACACAGGCAAAAAGAGTTATATTTGGAGGTATAAAGGAGGCTCTCCGTGTATCACCATACTTTCGAGACCAGTTCCCTTTCGAAATGTATTCAACGGAAATGAAATTCCCTAAAAACATATTACTTGGAGCCATAGCTATGTCAGGCGCTCTTGGTATGGATGTGTTTGCAGCGGCAATGGACGAAACGAACTTTATGGATGTAGTGGAATCGTCAAGACAGGCCAGGGGAAAAAAATACGATCAGGCTGAAATAATTTATTCGTCTCTTGCAAGACGAATGAAATCAAGATTTTTAAAAAGAGGTAAGTTGCCTGGGATGCTTGTAATGCTATCGTCTGTTAACTACCCGAATGATTTTACTGAAAGAAAAAAAGAAGAGGCAAAAGAAAACCCGCTATTATTTGTTCTTGATTATGCACTATGGGAGCCAAAACCTGCAGGAACATATATGGATGAAAAATTTTGGATAAGCATGGGGACAGAGAACCAGCCCCCAAGAGTGATTGAAGACGAAGAAGAAGCTAAAATAGAAATAGAAAGAGGTGTAGAGGTAATTGCACCACCTCTTGATTTCCTTCCTGACTTTAAAAGAGACATAGAGGGAGCGTTAAAGGACATAGCAGGCAAAAGCAAACTGCTTATTAACAGATTTATTACACAAACCGAAAAGATTTTTGAAAAGATAAACATAAACAGAAAACACCCATTTTCTCAACTACAAACAACGCTTGTAGATGGTGGTAAGTTTATTAGAGAATTGCTTGCGCATCAAATACCTGGCGCCGAAGGAAGTCCTGTATGGAGACCAATAGTAAGTCCATACACAAGACGGTTTGGGCATATTGATCTTGCTGTAACTGGAGATGCGGCAGGATTTTGCATAGGGCATCCTAATGGAGAGATTCAGGTAACAAGAAGGAACGAAAACCAGGAATTATATTCAGAGATAATGCCTATAGTTTATATAGATATTATGTTAAAAATTATACCACCGCAAGGGTCTGAAATTAATTTCGGAAATATTCGGAGTTTGTTATATGAACTACAATCTATGGGTTTTCTTTTTGAAAAAGTTACGCTTGATTCATATCAAAGTGTTGACACTATACAGATATTAAATGGACGCGGTATAAAGGCTGAAGATCTTTCAGTTGACACGTCTATGGAGCCTTACAATGAAGTTAAAAGTGCATTGTATGAAGACAGGCTTATGATGTATTGGTACGATTTTGCATTAGATGAATTAAAAAGTCTTATAGTCTCAAGAAGTGGTAGCAAGGTTAAGGTGGATCACCTGCAAGGAAAGTCGAAAGATGTTTCAGACTGTATAGCCGGAGTGGTATATAATTGCGTACAATGGATGCGGAATCCTAAGCGAGCGCCGGCACCTGGTCCAAGCCTGGGATATTTCTCAGGAGATGTTCAGGTAGAAAAGAAACCGGGAGATCTCGGAGAAGATGATTGGATAGATGGATAGCATAATTATATCTTATATCATGGACAAAATTACTTGACAATACTTGACAACAAAAGCTGTAATTGATATGTTTCTTACCAATCTGGCCGGATTTGACGCACCGTGGACATGAAAAATAAACCGGGACTATCATGGGGCATCGATGCTCCAATAAATTTATTTCGTACGTCAAAAGGGTGGATAGCAATGTGCTATACTGTTGAACCACCTGTTATTATTGAAATATTTAGTCCAAAAAATATATACCAGTTTCGTAATATGTTAGAAGAAGGAGCAATATGCAATTATGGTACATGTGAATTATGTCCATTGGTAAAAATGGAACTTGACGACTAAAGATGTAATTGTTTAGATGTCTTCTAAAATGGAAAAGGGAAAAGAGATGAAAAAGTTCACGAAATGTATAAATTGTAAAAACCTATCGTCTTTGTCTGGTATGGGATATCGGTATTGTAAAAAAGAACAGCATTTTGGACATATTCAAGATGTTCGGGTTTTACCTGCCTGGTGTCCAAAACAAAAGCATAACCAAACGCTGGAGCGGACGCCAAAAGCTGCGCCGCTCAGCTAAATCGTTATACAGCTTGAGATTATGAAACCATATTATGAAACAAAGTTAGGCCGCTTATATTGCGGAAATTGTTTGACCATTATGCCGGAACTTGGGCAGGTGGACTTAGTCATTACGAGCCCTCCCTACAATATGCGAACTCGAATTAGAAACGGTGAATATACCACCAGAGAAACATCTGAGCATTTTAGTAAAAAATATAAATATTTTGATGATGCACTTTCGATTGATGATTATTATTCATTTCACAAAAAAGCCCTATCAGAAATGCTAAAATTATCGCCTATTGTATTTTGGAATATTCAAATTGTTACTGGAAGCAAAGAAGCTATTTTTAAAATAATTGGAGATTTTAACAAAGAAATAAAAGATGTTATAGTTTGGGACAAGGGATTTGGCCAGCCAGCCATGCACGAAGGCGTTTTAAATAGAGGCAGTGAGTTAATATTAATTCTTGAACGAAACGCAACTGCCGGTCGCCAGTTTAATACAAGCTATTTTAAAAGAGGAACTATGCCAGATATTTGGTGCCTTGGGCGGGGGAGAAATCATAAAGAACACGGAGCTTGTTATACAGAAGAATTGATCATGAAAATGCTTGAAGGATGGAGTTTGCCTGGCGCCGTTACTTTAGACCCTTTCCTTGGCTCAGGTACAACCGCAGTAGCTTGTGAACGTCTAAACCGCAGATGGATAGGTATAGAAATAAGCGAAGAATACTGTGCAATAAGTGCCAAACGCATAGAGCGGGAGGCATCACAATTAAAGTTATTCGCTGTATAACCAGCGGATGCACTCGGACGTAAAACGCCGGTGATCCTAATCGTTATGTGCGAGGAACATAATGGATTACGCAACTGAAAAAGAAATGATCAATCACTGTAAAAAATATCCATGTAGTACATGCATAATAGCTCATAAATGTAGCATGTTTTATACACTATTTGGATACTTGCCAGATGCACCTAACCAGCCGCTTGACTTGACGCCCAAACAGCGGCGCAAGTCAGCTTGATGTTATATTGTTCAGACGGAGGTAAAAAATTGGAAATAGAAAAAAGAACTACGATCAAGATTGATCCGGATATTAAAAGGCGACTCAAATCACAGGCGGCATTGTCAGATTTAACATTGTTCGAAGCGTTAGAGCAGGCTTTGTACGACTGGCTGGTTAAACAGGAGAGGAATAAGAAGCATAATGAATAAATATAAGCAATATGAGTACTGCAAAGCTGTTGGCTGTCTAGGGCTCAATGGGAGCGAATGCACATCAAACGGCTGTTTTAAAACGGCCAAAGACTTCCATACTTGGTTAGACAAGAACGGATACGATATTAGGAAAAAGGAGGAGACTATGACAAAAACTGAGTTCCTGGAACGAAAATTACAGGTGATGTTACAAGCTAGGGCATTGATCATAGAAGATATCGATATCGACATCGATAGACTTGATGAAAAATTAATAACAGAAAAACAACTTCACCAGATAAAGATGATGGCCTCTTCGCAAAAGCACACCGAAGAGGAAAAAGTTAAGGTCAAAATCCTTAACCTTATCCGCAACGCTGGATTCGTTTCTATGATGTCAATCGCTGACTGGAAAGAGTTAGTGGAAGACCTTGTCGCCAACGGGGTAACGATTGATGAATAGTCAGCTACAAAAAATAGCAATCCTGTGCGTAATTAAAGCACTTCCGGATTGGATGGAAAACAGCCTGAGTCATGGCCGGCTACGAGTATTAATGTCGCGCCTTCAGAGGGAAGCTGATAAAGAACTTGCGAAACCCAATCGGTTGAGCGACACAGAGGTTAATATGCTCGCAGATAAGGTTCGTCTCTGGGCTGATAGTGTAGGGTGGGATAAAAAACCTAAACATACCTGCACTATTGTTTCATTTCTCATTTACTTGGTAGTTGATTTCATGCCTGAGAATACAAAACTGTTGGAGCTTTTGGAACAGATTTACGACTATTTTGCACGGGCTGGTCGTGATCCGGTAAGCTGTCAATGGGCAGGGACTCTTTCTGCGGAGCGTTGGTCTGAAATATTCGGAGAGACGGATGAGAAATGAATGAGGCAAACGCTTACGAGATGGTTGCAGAAATTCTACATCCATTTGATAAAAAGATTGACGTAAATGTCGGCCGAACGTTATCCGACCGCATTGCGTATGCTTTGTTAAAAGTTTACAAGGAAGGACAAAAAGGAGCTACAAACATAAAACATTGCCATAATTGTGGCAGTATGAATTTGGAAAATAATGGATCGTGTAGAGATTGCTAATGGAAATCCACAACAGAACCAAGGGAGATCAAAATGACAAGAAAAGAAAAGCTTTTAAACCAAATTGAAATCGAACGGAACCTGCAAACAGCCATGAACAAAAACATCAACAAAGCCGTTAACAAAATCAACGAGGAAATTAGGCAAATTGAAGCAGAAGAAATGCTGGAAATAGAAAAGTCAAAGAAGCCACGCGAGGAATGCACCGTAAAAATCATATATGTCAAGACCGATCTTGAGACTATGGTGGCCGACCTGATAGAAATATTGTTGATAGCTGGGGTATATAGCGATAAAGCGCCCAAGACCTCTGATAGGGCTACATGGTCAAGATACAGAGAGCAGATTGCGCGTGAAATCATTAATCTGTTGCATGTGGAGGCCGAAGATGAAGCAACCCAGAAGACTCACGAAAAACGAGAAAAAGAAAAAGTTTAAAGTAGTCTCGGCTTGGCTGAGAAATAAAGAAGAGAAGCGCCGGAAAGCCGAGGCGATGGAGATTGAAAAATTTAGGAAGGATGATACCGGTGATTGAAGAAAAAGAAGAAATAAGCCCATGCCTAACGGTTAAAACATGTGGGCTCCCCTCACTTGAGCATCAACGTAAACAAATAACCGCCAAGGCAAAAGAGCTAATGGAACAGATAAAAGAGGCTCAAAATGCTGAGAACTGGAAACTATTTGAAAAGCTTAATGATAAACTTGATATCCTAAGAAGAAAGCAAAAGAATATTCTGTACAAACTTGGATTACGAGAGTACAATGATGATGAATTTGTAGAGTATGCACCAGGCCAGTTCATAAAAGCGAGCGAGTATTTTTGGTTAATGAATGATTAAATGAGGAGATATTATGCAAGAAGTAAGCTATAAGTTCAGTATAGATGATAGGGTTAAAACTCCATTTGGGAACCCCGGAATAGTTACCATGCTTGGACTTGATGATGGAGGGAATAAGTATTATGTAAAGACGGAGCTGGATTCGCAGTGGTATAAAGAAAGGGATTTAGATGTGTCTAATGTGACACTCACTGAGGGATAGTTTTATGGATAGCACATTGGAACACATAACAAGATAAATAAAAGGAGGTGATGTTTATGTATGTGAAAAACAACCAGAATATTATAAGCTTAAGTTGAGATATAATCGCCGAAGGGCATAAATAAGAAGTAAGCCTACCGGGACAGAAAAAGTTGTTTCGGTAGGCTTTTATCAACACTTCTGATTGAAAGGATATAATATTATGTCATTCTTATCAGAGTACATGAGCCTTCAAACATTTGCAAACCACTGCAACGTGACCGAAAGAACAATAAGGACCTGGATCAGCGAAGAACCAATTTTATCAGAAAATGTAATACGGAGGAACAATTCGGTCTTTATCAATACCGGAGCCGTGGATGAATTTGAAGATAGATATCTTTTTGGTGAATAATTTACGAGGTGAAAGATGAACATATCTGCATTGAGACATAATATGAAATGGGATACAAAAATGGGAGATTTGGCAAGAAATGTTGTTACATGGTTTGGAATAAAATCAATGGCATTTGCCAGGCGGTGTTTTAAGTGGTCTTTGGGTAGATGCTCGTATTGTGGTAAAGATCCAGGCATGTCGTCTTCTGTTAGCAGAAAGGGTCTGCGTTGTTCAACCTTAGAGAGAGATTGTACGGATTGCTAAATTGCTAATAACGCGCAAGAAAGTAGCCGAAATGTTAGGCAAGAGTATAAGTACGGTCAAGCGCCTTATGCAAAATGATCCATCCTTCCCGAGACCATGGCGAAGAAAGAGAACTATTCGTTTTAGAAAAGAAGATATTGAAAAGTATCTGGAAAATAAAGTCCAGTCAGATAAATAATCTTGACTAACTATTTGTTTTAATGCAATCTGATTGCAGTGATATTACAAAATTATTTGCATCCCCAACAAGGAGTTTTGAATCATGGGAATCATCAATAATATAAAATCAGGATTAATAGGCAGAATAAAAAATCTGATAAGCAAAGGTGGTCAGGATATAGGTGGCGTAGATGGAATAAGTCAGGAAAAGCATTCGTCCGGAGACACAACCGAAATCGGCAGACATGGAGACGAAAGTGAAGGTACAGGAGCTGGTGATTTTTATTACAAAAAAATGATAGTTGAAAGAACCAGACTTGCATCGTATGTCGATTATGAATTAATGGATGCAGAGCACCCAGAACTCTCTTCGAGCCTCGATGTATATTCTGATGTGGCTGTAGCTGGTGAAGAATCAGAAGATCAGCGATTTGCAATAGACAGCGAGGACGATAAAGTTAAGGAAGTTTTACAAGATATCAACAAACGAACCAGAATAGACCAGGAGCTATGGCCATTAACCCGCGATCTTTGCAAATACGGAGATGAGTTTGAAGAAATAGTGGTAAGCAGTGCCGGACTTATTGTCCGCCTTAAATCCCTCCCACAAAACGAAATGTTCCGGAATGAAGACAAATACGGCCTATTGCTTGAGGAAAGAGCTTTCGAACAAAAAGACACCCTTACGACAAAAGTTCTTGCACAATTTGAACCATGGCAGATAGCGCACTTTAGAAATAGGACGAGCAGAAAAGGACAATATGGAAGCAGTATATTTTCACCAGCAAGAAGACTATTTAAACAACTTCAAATGATGGAAGATGGAATGATAGTTGGTCGGCTTGCAAGGTCCCACATGAGATATGTGTATAAGATAGACGTAGGAGAATTGCCACCACCAGAGGCCGAAGCTCACGTAGAAAGTGTGAAAAGACGAATAAAGAAAAAGCGCCGGCTGAATCCAATAACCGGAAAATTTGATGTCACCTCTAACCCTCTGAGCGCGGAAGAGGATATGTTTGTAGGGGTACGAACAGGAAGCCAAGCAGGAATCACGAAACTTGAAGGAGCGAGTAGGCTGGATGCGATAAAGGATGTTGAATATTTTCAAAACAAAATGTTCACGGTTGTTAAGGTGCCGAAGTCTTATCTTGGATTGGAAAAAGATGTATGTCTTGCTGGTGAAACAAAGATATCACTACTTGACGGAAGGGAAGTAGCGATTAAGGATCTCGTAGAGATGTATCCGGATGGAAAGAAATTCTATGTATATAGCATAGGGCCAGATAATGTTATGTCTGTGGGTGTGGCGCACAGTGCACGGCCTACAAGACGCAATGCAGAGATGGTTAAAGTTGTCTTAGATAATGGAGAATCTGTGCGCTGTACGCCAGATCATCTATGGATGAGAAGAGATGGAACGTATGTAATGGCTAAGAATTTGAGACCAGATGATTCACTTATGCCATTGTATCGAAAAGTATCTGAAAAGGGTAAAAATCCTATCTATGGATATGAAATGTATAAAAATCCAAGGAGGGGAGCTTGGTGTTATACGCATAGGATGGTTGGAAAATGGCTTGGAAGGCCTGAATTTCCCGACTGGACATATGGTGTTCAGCACCATGCAGATTTTAATAAAAGGAATAATTGCCCAACAAATATTGAATGGATGGAATTTTGGGATCATTTAAAACTTCATCAAGATAATGTCCATAGATTAAATACTCCAGAGATGAAGGCAAGAGCACGTATCGGAATAATAAATTCTGAAAAATTCAAGAAGAGATTGTTAGAATGGAATAAATGTGAAGAAAAGAGAGAAATATGCAAGCAAGCTATGCTTAAATATCACCAAGAAAATGATTTTACAGGTGAAAATAACCCGAATTATAAAACAGAACTAACCTTAGAAAAAATCATGAAAATGGTTAAAGAAGCATGTTGTTTAAACAGATATGATATGGAGAAGCAATTCAAAATAACATATCCATTGCTTATTAGCAGATTGAAAAAAGAAGGAATGAGCTACAAAGAATTCGCCAATCAGTGTTTTATTTATGGCTGGCAACATAAAGGCAATTTGTTTAATGATATTCCAATGGAAGGAATCATTGATCAGACAAGAGAAGGCATGCCATTGAAAAAGATAGCCAAAAGCTTTGAATGCTCTATAGATACTATCAGAAGAATCTGCCACGATCATGATGTTGATAATTTCAAAGATTTAAAAGAAGCCCCATTCAATCATAAGGTGGTATCTGTGGAACCTGATGGTATGGATGATATTACATATGACATAACAGTAGAAGGGTTAAATAATTTTGCCTTGAGTGTAGGCGTGTTTGTTCATAATTCATCCAAGGCATTGCTTTCGAATCAGGATATTCAATTTTTACGTACCATAAGGCGCATCCAACATGTCACCCTAAAGAACGGTCTGAAAAAGATTTATGATGTTGGATTATTACTTCAGGGATATGATTTAACGAAAGCAAAATACGAGATTCTTTTTCCCTCAGTGAAAACAGCGGACGAGGTCCGTAAATGGGAAATCGAAAAGGCAAAAGCAGAAGCAGCAAAGATATATGGTCTTGACTTGAATGTAGTAACGGATGATTTTATACTCAGCTATTTCCTCGGGCTGTCGGATGAAGAAATAAAAGATTTGAATATAGTAAGAGAGAAAGAAACAGAAAAGGCAAAGAAAGCAGCCGATGTAGAGGCCGCAGCACAGATTGCAAAGGCACAGGCTGCTATTAAAGCTGGCGGTAAGGCAGAAGATACTATCAATCTTATGCGGACATTGAATGAATTAAAAGATGTTGTTGCAATGGAGCTTGAGGGAAAGAAATATAACAGGCTGATAGAATAAAAAATAACCGAACTGCAATCAGATTGCATTGAAACCCAACAAAGTTATAACGAAGCCTCAAATATGATTCAAGAACAAATCATAACAACGATAGATGAGATACAAAAGCTCCTGGCAAAGACTTTGGTAATTGATGTTATTGCCGAAGGTGGCGCAGGTTCCGGCCACTGGGGGCACAAGGGCAGAAAGGGGCAAAGGGGCGGGAGTATTGGTGGTGGTGGAAAAGCTTTTAGACCAAAAGTTTTTTGGAAGCCTACAATGACAGCAGCAGAATCGTCACAATGGTTTAAAAATAGTAAGCTTAAAGACACTTATATTCATGGGACAACAGAAGAGTCAGTGGAATCGATTAAGAAAAATGGATTTGATCTATCAAAGAAAAGATACGGAAGAGCTTATGGAGATGGCGTATATATGTCTTCCGAAGAGGAGGTACGCAAGAAGGGATTATCCTATGGATCTTCAAGATTAAGAATAAGAATAAATGTAAAGAACCCTCTAATTGACATGGATGGATCCATAATGAACACCAACTCGTCTTTAGCTAATGAAATGGATGCATATGCAAAAAAACATAAGATAGATATATATGCAAAAGAAAACGATACCGTTGCGTATAAGAAAAATGTAGTTTCAGTATACTTAAAGAAAAAAGGTTACGACTCCGTAGTGACAGAGGAAGAAGGAGCGCAGGTTGTAGTTGTTTTTAACCCAAAAAATGTAACAGTGTTAAAATAGGATTAACGATGTTAAGTTGTAGATATTGTATTCATCTATTAGGAAAAGATAAAAAGAAAAGGGCTACAGTTTGCAAAGCATTTAATGACGGAATCCCTTTATCTATTTTAAGCGGAGAAATTAGCCATAATAAAAAACTTCCTATACAAAACAATAATATAGTATTCGTAAAACTTCCCTCTACAAAAAAAGAGGAACTGATATCAGATATTATCACTTCCATCCTCGAAGGTTCAGCAGGATCAGGTCATTGGGGGCACCGAGGACGTAAAGGACAAAAAGGAGGAAGTGTATCTGGTTTTACAGCAATGCCAGGAGAAAGAAAAGACTTACAGGCAGAGATAAAAAAGAGAGGCTTAGTAATCCCGCCTATGTATAAAAATGTGAAGCTAAACATAGATCCGGAAGCAGGGTTACAAGCTACAGGTATCGACATGAAAGGGAGAGAACAACCTATATATTCGGCAAAGCATTGTGTAGAGGCAGATGCAGAAAAGTTTGCGAGACTTAAAGAATTTACGAAAGCAGTGCCAAAGTTACAGAAAAGGATAGAGGCAGATTTTGATAGTAACGATGGAGCAAAGGCACTATACTTGATTTCACAGACTGGGTTTAGAGTGGGTTCTAATAAGGACACGAAGGCAGCGGTAAAAGCTTATGGAGCTTCTACGCTTGAAGCTCGACATATTACCATGATATCTGAAAGTACGGTAAAGTTTAATTTTATAGGAAAAAAGGGTGTGGTTAACAGCGCAACCCTTACAGATAAAAAACTCGCGAAATACTGTAAAGATAAAAAGGCTGGAAAGGTATTCGATACAACCGACTCAAAAATAAGAAGGTATCTGAAAAAGATAGATGGAGAATTTAAGGTAAAAGATTATAGGACTTTCATAGGAACATCAGAAGCGATAAAGGCTGTCAATTCTCTTCCAACCCCAAAAACAGGCAAAGAGCGGAGAGCAGGCATAATGCTTGTATGTAAGCAGGTTGCAAAGAAATTAGGAAACACTCCTGCGGTTGCAAGGTCTGCGTATATCGCACCAGAGGTTTTCGATAGGTGGAACTACTGTGATAAATAAAGAATCAATAGATCTTATGAATGAGTTTGTCGGCGGGGTTCTGTATGTAGGAGAAGTCCGGGACTGGACAAAGGTGAAAGAAACGTATGAGTCTCCTGATGATGATGGTAGCGGTGGGTGGCCATTTGAACTTGTTTCTGAGGAACTTGATGAGGGCGGAGCTGGCTCAATCAAAGAAACCAAATCATACGGAAAGCGTAAAAAGGTTTACAAAGCAAAGGGGTCACTAACAGCAGCGGCCAGGGAACTTGCAACACCTGAAGGAGTATTACAAGCAAAAGCAAAAGCGTTTGTTGGATATGCCAAGATGGAGGCCGGAGTTGAAAAACGAGTAGTTGGTATTATGAACCAATATGATGCCGGCAAGATAGACATAGGCCAGCTTGAGTGGGGACTTAAAAAAGAGCTTGGAGTGGCGTATAGAGATGCTTATTCGCTTGGTCAGCAGTCGGTCGGTTTCTCAGGTGATTTAATGGATGAGGATATGGCTTTTATTAGAAGCTTTAAGAGGACTGAGAATAAATTTCTTGGTAATTTTATGAAAGCTATAGCTACTGATAAATTGGTCATGGAAAAATATAGACGCCTGGACATGTATGTAAAAACTATACGATCTGTGTTCGATCATGCGCGGGTAGAGGCGGCCCCTGACTGGATTAAGATTTACTGGACGCCGTCAAGAGGAAGTCAGCATTGCACGGATTGCATGTATTTGGCTATAAACTCACCTTATACAAAAGAAACACTTCCGACAACGCCTAGAGCTGGAGATACATTATGCGTCTCGCGCTGTGCGTGCAGACTTATGCTAAGATACAAAAAACCAAAAGAAGGCGCAGAAGGTCCAGAGCCGGAAGAAGAACTGCCGGGCGAGAAACCACCAGGTGAAGAATATCTCGTCCATCCAGACCTGTATGATAAATTCAAAGGAGACGTGCCAGAGTTTCGCTATTTTATGGACAAGAACATAGGCAATCCGATTGCAGCAAGAAAAGAATTTGTAGCCGCAGTAAATAAGGCCGGAGTAGGTTTTGCTCCATCGAATTATGAAGATCCTTTTAATTCTAAATTCTTCAAATCAAATAAGCTTTGGATAGACATACAAAACATAAAAGGAATAGAATCAAATCTTCCATTTGACAGCCCTGAAGGAATATTGACAAGAAAGAAGCGGCAGGCATTAATGCAAGACCTGTTTAATGCAAACAAAGAGTTAAAAAAGAGCGGACTTCGCTGGATAAGACCTGATGGATATGGAGGATATTCTGTTGGAATGGATGGTAGTCCTGTTACGCTTATGCCGAAAGGTTAATAATGTCAGACCAATCTAAATAGTTAGTTCCTTGGAAAATAGAGACCAAACCCACCCAAAAGTCCTTGACTTAACCCCTACATGTAGTATTTCTTAGACATTAATAGCATATTTTCAGTTCGGCCACCCCATGGCCGCCCCAGGTAGGAAGTGGAGGAATGCCTCGCCTCCCTTCCTACCATATAAATTTAATTGGAGGAGGAAAAGAATGCCATATTCAAGCCTATCGGCAGCAAGTAAAGCAGGAGCGATAACAACATTTCGTAAAAGTCCAATGTCACTGGACGCTGTAAATAAGCTTTACAGTATTTATGATGCGCTTAAGGCAGACAAGAAAATATCCAACCCCATGTCTGTAGCAATGACAACCTGGAAGGGAACGGTTGCGCTTAAGAATGGTGTTTGGCTTTTAAAGGCTATGCCTAAAAAAGAAAGCAAGAAACAGAAACGTGGAAAGACTGAATCAATTGGAGGTTATCCGGAAAGAACAGCGGCAACCTCACTGCCTATGCCTGCTGGGTCTTTGAAAATGGGCGACGGAAGCATGGAATCGTTTAAGAACATGCTTAGAGATGCCCTGCTAGTATTATACGGCAAGCAATCGGTATATATTATTGGAACCTATCGAACAAAAGTGGTTATTGAGGTATATGCTGACAATAAAGAAACCTACTATGAATTGCCATATACGATAAAGAATGGAAGTTTTAATTTTGGAACACCTGTAAAAGTTATGAAGCTTACCACATACCAGAAGGCTGAACAGAAAAGACTTAAAAAAGAGGTCTTGCAATGAATAAGCTAATTGAAACAACCGAATGTACATTAGATGTTCTTGAAGAAGAGGAATTGTCTGAAAAGGGTAAAGTTGTAAAACCAATGCGAATAGGGGGTGTTGCTTCAAGGGGAAATGTCACCAACGAGAACGGAAGATATTATAAAACGTCACTATGGGAGCGAGAGTCTAATAGGTTGCAGGACTCTGTAAATAAGGGCGGCCTGCTTGGCTCGCTTGACCACCCGAATGACGGAAAGGGAAAGCTCAAAGAAACCGCTATTAAGTTTACTAAACTTTTTATGGATAAAGACTTTCTGAAATTCGAAGGCAACGTGCTTGAGACAAGAGCAGGGAAAGACCTAAAAGCACTTCTTACCGGTCAAGTGAAAGTCGAAATCAGTACCAGGGGTTTAGGTAGCACAAAAGAGGAAAAGATAAATGGTTCAACCGTAAGCGTTATTCAAGATGATTTCCGGTTGACAGCAATAGATGTAGTTTCCGGTCACAGCAATACAGACGCGGAAATTCAATATTTCAAAGAAAGAAAAACAGAAAACGAAGGAGGGAATAACATGAAAATCGATGAGTTAAGAGAAAAGCATCCGGAACTCGTTGCTATTATAGTAAAAGAGACAGAAGATCGTGTAAGCAAAGAAGTAACGGAGAAGCTTACAAAGACCTTCGAGGAGAAGGTCATTGACGAGATCTCTAAAACCCGTACCGAAATGACCGCTGAAATTACAAAAACTGTTACCGAAGAGCTTATGCCAGAGCACGAAGAGAATCAGGCCAAGCTTGTGGAAATTGCAGACATTGTAAGTGGCCTGATCGAAGACAATCCCACTCCAGACAAAAAGGACGAGGAGTTTAAAGTCCTTGAGAAAAAGCTCACAGAATCCACCACAAAAATGGACAAACTTGTAGCGGATCTGAAAACAGCGCAGGGCAAGATTTCTCATGCCGAAGTCAAAGAGTATATTGACGAGACCCTAAAGAACGAACCTTTTAAGGTTGTTTTGAAAGAGAGGCTCGCACTTTGCCTATCCAAGGAAGAGGTTGATAAACAGCTTCCAAAGGAAAAAGAATACGTCCAGAAAATAGTTCAGGAAAGCGGAATGCCAAAAGGCAAAGGCGAAACCTTGAACGATAACGACAAAGATGCAAAGACCAAAGAACAGCTCGACGAAGACAAAAAGAGACAGCGAAGACTTGCCGGAATACCAGAGCCGGAAGACAAATAACGAAAGTCAATAATTAAAAGTTCAAGACTTTGTTCTTGTTACATAAAAAAATGAAAGGAGTGAAACTATGAAAGGACTAATGCCAGACCAGAATCCTTTTATTGACATCGGCGCCAGGCGTGAAAGATGGGCGCACCTTACAGAAGGGATTGTAGCTTTAGGTAAGCACGATCCGGACGGCGGTGTGCATAGAAGAATATGCTCAGAAATTCTATTAGACAATTCAAAGTGGCATATGGAAACCACCCCATCGGCAAGCGTGGCGGCCGCGGCCCCGTATATTTTTCCGATGGTAAGACGTATTTTTCCGAAGTTGATTGCGAATGAACTTGTATCTGTTCAGCCAATGAGCCGACCCGATGGTAAAGTATTCTATCTTGACTTTTACCGGAATGCAACTCCAGGGACAAGAGAAGATACCGATGATGTGGCATCAAGCATTGATGAAGATTATGCAGATCGTGCCGGTGGTGAAAGTTCTGCTGTCGCAGAGATCACGTTCAAGATCACCAGCGCCACAGTTACCGCAAAGCAGAAAGCCTTGAAAGCAAAGTGGGAAATTGAAACACAGCAGGACCTCAAAGCCTATCATGGTGAAGACGCTGAAAATATTCTGATGTCTGTCTGCGGTGATGAAATTGTACGGGAGACCGATCAGGAAATTATACTGGATATTGAAACCAATGTTGGTGCCGGAAATGTGAACTGGGTATATACTGTACCTACCACTGGTGCATATTCAACATTAGACCCAAAGGTTTACAAGGAAACGCTGTACGATGCAATTACCGATTGCAATAACCTTATCTTCAAAAAGGTTTATCGGAATGCAACCTGGATTATAGCTGATCCTGATACATGCGCACGCCTCGAGAAACTTGAAAAGTTCAAGCTGTTTGAGGGAGCCGATGACATGACCCAGAATATCGGTGTTATCAGATTCGGCACGCTTGCACAGAAGTACAAAGTTTACAAACATCCATGGTTTACTGCCAACAAGATCCTTATGGGATACAAGGGCACATCGTGGATTGAGACCGGTTATGTTTATTCACCTTACATCCCGCTTTGGGTAACTCCGCTGATCCTGGATCCGAATGATTTTACGCCGAGACGTGGCGTAATGACAAGATTTGCCAAGCAAATGGTAAACGGTAATTTCTTTGGAACGGTTACATTAGCAGCGAGCTAAAAGCGTGTTGTGGATTAACAAAACAGGGATACCTCAAATATTCTATGATCCGCATATAGAACCAATAAGCGTGCGTCCAGGCTTTTCAATTAACGATCTCGACGCTGCGGGGGGAAGGCCAAAAGGCTTCTCCCCGCTAATGTCAATTTATGAGATATTAGACCAGAAACCTAACGCCAGCATTTGTTTGGCAAGGGTATCAAGTATCGGGGATATTCTTTTATTATTCCCGCTATTCTTTCGCATAAGGGAGCTTTATCCTGAGTGCCACTTAATGTTTGCATCAGTAAAAAGATATCTTGAATTTATTAAGTATATAGATTTCATAGAACCAGTAGAAGAAAAAAAGCTTAACACAATAAGACCTGATTTTGGATATGATTTCAACATAACGGTAGAGAGAGCAGAGCGCCAGGGCTGGGGGAAGCTCTATCATCGTTCGGAAATATATGCCAAAATTGTAGGTGTAAGCTTAGAAGAACACTATACTTATACCCTTCCTTATTCTGAGATAGAAAAGATGAAAGTTCTTAATCTATTACAGCAAAAAAGTTATATTAGCGGCCCGCCACTTATAGGCTTCCAGCTACGTGGAGCCAGTCCCCAACGAACCATCCCTACTGAAAAACTAAAAAGAGTTATAAATAGACTTACAGGCATAGGTGCAGCCGTGGTACTGCTCGACGGTGATAAAAACATTGGCTGGGGAGGGCCGAACATTATCAATATGTGCGGCGAGCTTAATGTTCTTGAACTTGTTGCAATGGTAGATATGTGCGATCTTGTTGTAAGTACAGATAGCGGAGTTACTCATATCGCAGGCGCTATAAATAAAAAGAATATTGCTTTTTTTGGTGGTATTCCTGCTGAGAATAGGGTAAGATATCCTGAATGTATTGTTGTAGATTTGGCTGGAGAATTTGGATGCTCTCCATGCTGGGAAAGTGGAGAAAAATGTGTACAAGGTTGGGATTGTCTGGTAAGGGCTAATGAAGATTTAATGTACAATAGAATAGTAGACGGATTAACTTGAACGGAAAAGGAGATGTAGAATGGCAGTAGAAGCAAACATTAAAGAAACGGAAGACAAGATGCCAGAGTTGATATTCAGAAACAGAACAAAGATAGACCAGGTTGTTTACGATAAGAGCAATTCGGCTATTACTATTCATTCTGGGGATACGATTACAGGGAATTGGTTTGAAAGGTATGCAAGTAAGAACGGGCCTCTTGTATTAACGAACAAAAAAGAAATAGAGGACAGGGAAAAAGACAGCAAGTCCAAAAAGTCAACCGGCAAGAAGCTCATCAGATAATTTAGCCCTGTTTAAAAGAAAGGCCTGAAAGATCATGACAAAAACAAAGCAAGAATTAATAGACAAGGCAAGAAGCAACCTTGGTAGCCCGTCAATAACCGAATTAACTGATACACAGATTGGTGATTCGGTAGATTCGGCGGTAAACGAATACTCAAAGTATAAACCGAAAAAGGTTTATACTGAATTTGAGACCGAGGCCGATATTGCTACGGTAGATATAACAACAGTAATTACAGGATCCGCTGTTCTCGGAATAGTTGACTGTTATTATGACCCTACGGGCATGTTTTTTGACTCAGACCTATACTACACCCTTCCTGAAACCTCAATAGTTGCCCTAAGCGGCCTATCCTTGTTTAACAACCCGTCTTTAGTCGTTCAATTCCAACAAAAACTGGAAGCGTTCAAAGCTCATTTTGGAGGGGATTGGGATTTTTATGATGATACGCTACGTCTTTTCCCTCCGCCATCGACAACCGGAATAAAGATTGGTATTATAGCTAATTGTGTAAGAACCTTGGCAGAGGTACCGGACACAGACGAGGATACGCTATTGCTTTGGGTAGAGGCCAAGGCCGGAAAGATATTTGCGACCAAAAGAGCACAGATAGCAAGTTTTACAATGGAAGGCGCAAGTGTAAAGTTCGATACAGGAGCGGCAACAATGATCAAAATGGCAGAAAGCAAAGAAAAAGATTTCAAAAAAGAACTCGGTAGTCATTTAGGCATTTTTTACAACGGCTGATTATTATGGAACTATTTTCAACAGATAGAGAACTGGTAACTGCTGCAATAAAAAGCGGGTGGCAGGCTATCAGGGTGCTTCAGAACGAGCCGACCATAGACATACTTAGATATGCTATAACAGGTTCGGATGATGCCCTGGTTGAGGAAGGGACTGAAACGCTTGTTGCCGGACTGACTTCCATAGATGCAGCTTTATTCCCATTGAAAAGAAGACGAAAATCAGTAGGTGGATTAATAGAATATTCCGAATCGGACACGGTTTTTATCATTTACGATGTTGAGGCTTTATTGACAGATAAGATTCTTTATCAGGAAAAAGAATACGAAGTATTAAAAACAGACTATATTTCACATAGCGGACGGTGCCGGATAGAAGCAAGTAAGGTTGCTTAATGGTGCATTATTTTCTTGACAAATTCTATTCCAACTGTTATATATAATTAATAGGTTTAATTAATATAAATCATTTGGAATAGGAGGCAACTAAATGGAAAAAGATGAAAGGATAGAAAGTGAGCAAAGCCAGGCAATTAAAAAAGTTAAACAGATCATGGAAGAGTTTAAAGCAAAAGGAGGAGGACCTAAAGCAGAAGTTTTTGGGATAGCAGCATATTGCTTTTCGATTCTAAATCCTATTACAAATGAAACGGAAGAAGAAAGACGTGAATATATTGCCAAAATTCTGCTTGATCAAAAAAGACAGCGGTATCTTGCAGGCATTGATGAAAAATAGTACAGTTAAGGTTTAAGAATGGGGGCCTATTATCCGCCAACAAACGGGAACGATTTTATAGTTTCTTTTATTACTCCATGGGGAACAGTTGAGCGTGAACCGAGATCTGTTGATAGCGTTGATGTCATTGATGTAACATGGGATGAATACGAAAGAATAAAAACAGCTCAGGATATTGTTGCAGATGACGGATGCCCGTATAGATAAATATCTGTATCCACAACACACAAAATTGTTAATGTATAATAAATAGATGGTTAAAATATGCGTGAAAGAGATTTTAAAAAACTTACATATTGGATAGATTACGATAAGCCATTGCTATCAGAGCTTACTAAAAACCAGAAAGTTGTTTATTTTGAGAAAAGATTAAAAATGGTTGTTTTGATACCTGTCCATGAACTGCATGTAAGTTTTATAAAAAGAAAGAAGCATAGCTCTACGCTATTATGTTTTGCCACTTGTATTTGCTGTGCAATTGGAACTCTTGGCAGATTTCTTTCAGGAACGATATATCAAGACAATTCGGATATTAATTTTCTTGCTTTTATTAAAGCATATATGTCTTTTGAATATGGTGAATTACTTTGGGAGAATTTTAGAAATGGACTTATATATGGGTTCACTATAAAACAAGGTGGATTTCAGAACGGTTCAAATTATTTTAATGTCAAATCAACGGATGAAATAAATAATTTGGAAATAGACCCAACACATTTCTATCAAGATTTTGTTGATGGTACTTCTAAATATATACTTGATCTCAAAAAAGCAGATATAAACGATGAGATATATCTTAAATTCAATAATGTTTTTGATGCTATTTTTATAAATGGTTTATAATCATGCAAATATCAATACAAACAGACTTGAGACAGTTAATAGCAGATGGTAGAAGATCGGAACGAGCCTTGCAATATACATTCGGCAAGCTTGTCGATCTTGCTACATGGACATTCGACAGATTGATTGATTTGACTCCAAAAAGTGGGAGATCAAGAGAAGGCGAAAGAGTAGCTGATTCGTGGGAACTAAAATATCAAGGTTATGTTTTATGGAGAGAACTGGCATGGAGTGTTGAAAGCGATAATATAATTATCGACTGGTTAGAATTTGGCACAAGAGACCATTGGATAGCCCCAAGATCACCAGGTGGTACTTTGCATTGGATTGATCCAGCTACTGGAGAGGATCGTTTCAGCAAAGGACATATGGTTTCCGGAATAAGACCAGTGGGCATGATTAGGCAGACAGAAGCAGAGCTTGGCGCAAGGCTTCGTAGGATACGAATGACAGCAGAAGCGAGAGTATCGAATTGAGGGAAGCATGGCTTTAGGAGCATCAGACTTACCATTCAATCTTGAACGGTCTATAAACAAATATCTCTACGAGAATGTAGGCCCAACGCACAAGGTTTATTTCTCGGGTAGGGCACCGGAAGATCCAACAGTAGATCAATGGATTGAGTTAAACTGGATTTCGGATGGAAAAGGGTGGGGGGAGCCAACCATACTGCAACTTGATTGCAGATCAAAGATAGCTTCCGATAATATGAGACGTAAACTGAAAGAGATGAGAGATTTTCTTTTAGATAAAATGAATGTAAATGAAATTGTGCTTTATGATTATGCAGATCCACAGGCTCCTGTAGCATCAGTAATCCCAATATGTCCGAGATATCAGGGTGGGAAGTGGGGGCCGAATGAGCGAAAGAATAGCATAGCTGTGTATTTTATGACGTATCATATTTACGTTTGGAGGCCGCAAATCCTTCCCTAATTGTAAAAGGTAAGAAATGATACCAGACATAACATACCTGATATTAAATTATAATCCTTATGGGGATAGCCAGGCAGAAGGAATTCTTAAACAGACAATAGATTCTTTTTATGCCAGAAAGAGCAAGAGCCTTTCAGCGGATGTATATCTTTTAGATCAAGGGACTACGGATACGCACAGAAGTTTCATTATAGAACAACAAAAATATAAACTTAATCTGATCCTTTTCCGGAAAAACATTGGTATAGCTGGAGCCATAAATTTTATAGTATCTTCAAGTAAATCGCCAGTAATAGGGTTAATAACCTCCGATATCATCTTCACCACAGGAATTGATGAAGACCTATACAACAAAGTACAAATCCCAGAGGTCTATCAAGCGGTCCCACTTACTGACAAAAGTGATCTTATTTATCAGACCATGCTTCCGGAAGAGGAATACGGAAGTGATAATGTAAAAACTCCAGGGAAACCAGGAGAGTATATCAGATGTATAGGATCAGAACTTAATGTTATGTTCTGGAGAAAAAGCATATTTGATCGAGTGGGTTTTTATGATGAACGATGGAAGGCCGGATATGAAAACATAGATTTTTCTATGCGCTGTTTTTTAGATGGCGGATGTACTGCTGTAAGCAAGAATTCTTTTGTATGGCACTTCCATAAAATGACACATAAAAACAAAGCTAATGAAAGAAGTTATGAGGGCTACACCGAGGTAAAAGATTGGCAGGCTTATGCAAGGCGATTGTGGGATGATAAATGGCCTATGCTAAATAAGTTTATAGATATATATAAACTGCTGGAAGAAAAAGATATAGGGGACTTTCCGGACCTATACGAAACGTTTCACGAAAACATTTTTTTGCCATATGCCTAAAGTATCTGTAATAATTCCAACCTATAATAGGAAGGAATATCTCGAAATTGCGATAAGATCAGCAATAAATCAAACTTATCGAGATGTTGAAGTTTTAATCTTGGACGACTGCTCTACTGATAATACAACTGAGATTTTTGATGATTATGAATACACAAAATTTGTTAGGTGCATAGTAAACCAGGAAAATATCGGATTCATAAGAAATTGGAATAAAGGAGTTGGTCTGTCCAGTGGAGAGTATATTAAGATAATGGGCGATGATGATTTACTTGAAATTAGTTGCATAGCTAAACAGGTAGCGATTCTTGACAACAATCCAGACGTTGGAATTGTTTGCTGTGATTATTTTATAATTAATGAAGATGGAATGATTGAAAACAATAATGATTTGTATAGATTGTTCGATAGAGACACGAAAGAAGATGGAATATCCTTTATGTCTAAATATCTTTTAGGAAGGAGACGGGCAGGGTGGCCAACATCAATATTATTCAGGAGACAAGATTTTGATAAAGTAGGAGGTTTTGATGTTAATGCAGGAGTGGCCGCGGATATCGACATGTGGTGTAGAATTCTAAGAGATAGTAAATTCTATTACATAGACAAAAAACTTGCATATAACAGGCAGTTTAAGGGCCTTAACAATCTCTCAAAAAGAATGGATAGAAGCGGTAAGGAATATTTTCTTACCGAGCTCACCAATTATCTAAAAACAGCGAGGGGATTAAATGGCGGAACGAGCACATCCTGAAGGAAAGGGTTTTATGGAAGGTTCAGTATACAGAGATAACTTCTTTAAGAGATACAACTATGCAGCCGAGTATACTAAAGGTAAGGATATTCTAGACATACCCTGTGGAGTTGGATGGGGGACATCTATCCTTCCTGCTAAAAGTAAAATAGGTATAGATATTTCACCAGAATCTATACGATATGCGTTGACCCACTATACAGACGCAGTGTTTTTAACTGGACGCATGGAGGACATACATTTATCGAGTAATAGTATAGATGTGGTTGTATGTTTAGAAGGATTTGAGCATGTATCCAAAGATGTTGGATTGAGCTTTCTAATGGAGACAGCCCGAATTTTAAGAGAAGACGGGTTATTGGTATTAAGCTGCCCTGTGGTTCCCCCTGGAGGAAAACATTCAGGAAATCCACACCATGTGTATGAACCAACTATTGCAGAAATATTTGAAATACTATATTCCGAATTCAGCCTAATAAAGGCCGAAATTTTTCCAAGCATAGACAATCCAATACTGCATTTTGTAGGGAAACCTATATGCGACAAAAAATAAAAGATTTAGTATCTATAATAAGCGACACCTTTAAAATAGAAGAGCCTATCTATGAGTTTGGGTCTTTACGGGTTGCAGGGCAAGAAGATTTTGCGGATCTTCGTCCAATGTTTCATGGAAAAGAATATGTTGGGGCAGATATGCGTAAAGGCGTAGGTGTGGATAGAATACTTGATCTGCACAAAATAGACCTTCCCAATGAATCTGCCGGCACTGTATTATGCTTGGACACACTTGAACATGTGGAATATCCGCACAAAGCTTTAACAGAAATACATCGCATATTAAAGCTAAACGGAGTCGTGGTTATAAGTAGCGTGATGCTTTTCCCCATCCATGATCATCCTTATGATTATTGGAGATTCACGCCAGAAGCCTTTAAGTCTATACTTAAACCGTTTAGCAGATCGTTCGTTGGGCATGCCGGGAGGGATGATTTTCCTCATACAGTAATAGGGATTGGATTTAAGGGGAATGCTTTGCCTACATTTAAAGAGAACTTTCATCTGCTTTTTGAAGATTGGAAAAAATGATGATAGAAAAACAAAGACTGTTATTTCTAACAACCGGTTGCGTGACCTACGATTGTGGCATTAACTTTTCCGCAACCTTTGAGCAGATGTTCTCTGAAGTAATCAACTACAATTATGTCGAAAAGGCAAACAGTATAGGAAATATAGTAACTAATTCAGAAATAATTGAAATAGTAAAAAAAGAAAAACCGGATTATGTATTTTGGACAACCAACTTGCACCAAATAGAAATAGAAACACTGGATAGAATTGCAGAAATGGGAATCAAGGTAATCGCTTGGTTTTCTGATGATCATTGGCGATTTGATAATTATTCAAAACATATGGCGGGGCATGTTTATTGCTCTGTAACGACAGACAAGTGTGCAGTTGAAAAATATAAAAGGTCTGGTTTAAGAGTTATAAGATCTCAATGGGCCTCGAATCCTAATTACTATAAAAAAACAAACCACAGGCTTTTGTATGACGTTAGTTTTGTTGGCGGAAAGTACGGGAATAGACAAGAAAAATTAGACCACTTAAAAAGCAAATGCCAATGCCATATAAATATTTTCGGGAAAGGATTTTCGAAGTTTTTAGAATTCGATGAAATGATCGAAGTATTTAATTCCAGCAGAATTAATCTGAATCTTAGTGAAAGTTCTACTAAGGGTTTCGGCTCACAAATAAAAGGCAGGGTTTTTGAAATTACAATGTGCGGAGGGTTCTTATTAACTGAGCATGCAGATGGAATAGAAGAATACTTTGAAATAGGAAAAGAAATAGAATGTTTTGAAAGTTTGCAAGAAGCACTTGTGAAGATTGAATACTATCTTAAATATGAAGACAAACGAAAAGAAATAGCAGAGGCAGGGTATGCCCGTGCAATGAAAGAACACACATGGGAAAAAAGATTGAAAAATATATTTTATGAATTGGAGGATGTATGATTATACCTGATAGAAAACAGTATGAAATAGCTTTTCATGGAGACGCCTATTTTTTAACTATTTTCGATACTGTTCTTGCAAAAAGTGATGTATTTATTGAAACAGGCACATATCAGGGGCACTCAGCGGAATATGTAGCAAGAACGTTTGGGCATCTCAAAATATTCTCTTGTGAACCCAACTATAAACATTTCGAGATCGCCGAAGAGAGACTAAAACCATTCAAGGATAATATTACTTTGAGGAGCGAATTGTCGCCTGGTTTCCTTTACAATATTGTTAAGGCACATCCAGATATTATAAATAAAGATGTTGTATTTTGGCTTGATGCACATCCATTTAAGGCCGATCCCTATGAATGGCCATTAAAAGAAGAGATAAACTTTATAACAAAGACTTTCAAAAAGGCGTACATTTTTATAGATGATTTCAAGGTACCGGGCCGACCTGACTTTCAGTTTAATTCACATCTTGGACAAGAATATTCCTATGAATTTATTCAGAACGAATTATGCAAAGATAAAGCATGCTCAATATATTTCCCTAGCTATAAAGAAAAAACTTCTAAACATCATCCCCTTGTAGGATGGATATTAATTGAATTCGGACATCCGAAAATTCAAATACCAGATTTCTGTGAAGGATTGTGATAATGACAGGCAAACGAGTCCTTTTAACAACTTCAGCGGCTCCAGATCAAACACCATTTTCTACAACAGAGAAAAGACCTCCAATAGGTGTAGGTTTCTTAATTTCTGTTTTAAAGGAAGCCGGCCACAGCGTTTTCTTTATAGACAACTATTTAAAGCCAAACGATTTTCTTGAAACTGATTATCTGCGAATAAACAACATAGACTATGTTGGTATCTATGCAAATACGATTTGCTACAGAGACACGCTTAGAATGTTGCATAAGCTTGACTGGTTCAGGCAGATAGGTAAATGGAGAGGAAAGATTATTGTTGGTGGCCCTCACACAACTGTATGCCCGGACACCATCCCTGACTTTGTTGATTTTATTGTACAGGGAGAAGGAGAGCGGGCGATACTTGATATAGTTTCAGGGAAAGTAGCTGAAAAAATCGTTAAATATCCTCGCATAGAAAATTTAGATGAACTGCCAATGCCTGCCTGGGATTATTTTAAGGACTTGCCGTATGACTGGGGAGGAACTTTTTTTACAGAAAAACCTGTATTTGTCGTAAACTCTTCCAGGGGCTGTCCGTTTAATTGCCTATTTTGTTCTGTTGGGTCTATCTGGGGCAAGAAATACACTTATTTCAGCGCGGAAAGAATTGTATCCGATATAGAACATCTTATTAAAACCTATGGTGCGAAAGGAATATATTTCAGGGAAGACAATTTTACACTTAAAAAAGATAGACTTAATAAGTTCTGTAACCTGCTTATAGAAAAGAACATAAAAATCCAGTGGGCATGTGAGAGCAGGGTTTCAAGCATAGATAGAGAAAATATAGAACTTATGAAAAGATCCGGGTGCTGTGGATTTTACTTTGGAGTTGAAAGTGGCTCCCAAAGAGTTTTGGATTTTATAAAGAAAGATATCACTATTGCTCAAACCAAAGAAGTATTTAAACTATGCCATGAATTTGGAATAAATGCCGCGGCCAGCATCGTAGTTGGAATCCCAACAGAAACTGAGGAAGAGCTTAAACAAACCCTTACCCTAATAAATGAAATCAAGCCAACTGTGACGTGGTTCAATGTTTTTACTGGCATTCCTAATAGCAAACTCTACAAGTATACGATAGAAAATAACCTCCACAAATTTATAGATGACAGGGGATTGGTATATTTGCCAAAGCATAATGAATTAACTCAAAGATTTTATGGTGAAAGCTGGGATGCAGCCATACCTGCACAAACCCCCAAAATAAGCGTTGTCATGTCTGTGTATAATGGAGAGAAACATATACGGAAAGCCATACAAAGCATCCTTCGGCAGACCTATCAGGACTTTGAATTTATTATAGTAAACGATTGTTCTACCGACAAGACCGTAGAAATTATAAAAAGTTTCAATGATAATAGAATCATAATTATAGAAAATCCGGGAAATATAGGACTTACCAAATCCTTAAATAAAGGGGTTAAAGAAGCTAAGGGAGAGTATATTGCGCGTATGGATGCGGACGATATTTCACTCCCGCATAGATTCGAAACACAGATTAAATTCTTGGAAGAAAACAAAGATCATGGTTTGGTTGGCAGTTCGTATTATAAAATGGATGACTCCGGAAAAACTGTATTTTGGGTAAAAGTATTAACGGAAGATTCCGAACTTAGACAAGGTTTAAAAAGACAAAACTGGTTTGGTCATGGCAGCGTCTTAATAAAAAAATCAGCATTTATAGAATGTAATGGATATGATGAAGATTTTAAATATGCACAGGATTATGACCTGTGGGTAAGAATATCTGAGCGTTTTAAAGTAGCAAACATAGAAGAACCGTTATACCGCTGGAGGCTTTCAACAGATGGTGTTACTGTAAGTAAACAGAAAGAGCAGAGAAGCTACGCAGATAAAGTTATATCTATGACAAATACAAAAGATAGTTTGGTTTCTGTGATTATGCCCACCTACAACCGCAGGGAATTACTAAGAGAGGCATTGAAAAGCGTTTTTAACCAAACATATAGAAGTTTTGAGATAATAGTTATAAACGATGCTGGCGAAGACGTTAAAGACATTGTAGAAGAATTTAACATAGATATTATTACTTATATTGTTCATATGGAGAATAAAGGACTTGCAGCGACCAGAAATTCTGGGCTTAAGATAGCGAAAGGCAAATATATTTCTTATCTTGACGATGATGATATATTCTACCCGGATCATTTAGAAACCCTTGTTACTTTTTTGGAAGGAAGCGAATATAAAATAGCTTACACAGATGCAGTTAAGATAGATCAGATTTTAGAAAAAGATGGAAAATATACGAATCTAAGCCGTGGATTATATATGTCCATGGACTTTTCAAGAGAACTTTTATTGTGGAATAATATATCTCCCGTTCACTGCTTTATGCATGAAAAGTCTTGTTTGGATGGTGGTTTAAATTTTGATGATAGCTTTCGGGTTCACGAAGATTACGACTTTTGGATGAAGCTGGCCAGGACATATGATTTTAAGCATATAAAAAAAGCCACTGTAGAATATAGGCACAGAACAGAAGGTTTTATCCAGTTATCGCGAACTCCACATTTTAAGCTGTCAAGTGTGGTTATAAAAAAAAGACAGGTTGAAGAACGGATACTATATGAACAGAGGCGGAAAGAATTGAATAATATTATTAAATCTGACGAAAAGAAAGACATCTCTAATATCACTACACCGGTACAGATACCGGAGCTGGTATCTGTACCTATAGAGCAGAAAAAACATAGGGCAGATATAGGAGAAAAAAAATCAATACGACAGATAAGATATGACCAAAGAACAATGGAACCGATTTATGAATAAGCCAATAACTTCAATTATCATTTTATGCTGGAACAATCTTGAATATACCAAACTATGTATAGAGTCTATAATAAAACATACAAAGCAACCATATCAGATTATAGCAATAGACCAGGGCTCTACAGATGGGACATCCGATTATCTCATAAAAGCAACGAGGGAATGTAATTGTATTATTATCAAAAATGTAGAAAATAAAGGTTTTGCATGTGGGAATAATCAAGCATTAAAATTAGTAGAAAGTGAATATGTATTGATGTTGAACAATGATTGTGAAATAACAGATGATAATTGGTTAGAAATAATGATCAATGCAAGTGGAACAGCTGATCTTATAGGGGCTGTCTGCAAACAGGTTGCACCGGACTCTATCACAAAAACGTTTAAATATATCGGCGATGGAAAAGAAAATGGCAGATGGAGTTATATAGAAGGATGGTGTTTGTTTGCTAAAAGAGACACATGGCTATCTCTTAATGGATTTGACGAAAAATTTAATCCGGCATTCAGTGAAGATGCAGACCTTTCTTTCAGGGCAAAGGGGCTTGGCATGAAGATTAAGGCTGTTTCTCTGCCCATTATTCATCATGGAAGCAAATCAATAGGACAAATCCATGGTGGCCATGAAGCGATGTCGGCTAAAAATAATAGATTATTGTATGGACAATGGATTGGAACATGAATACGACTAAAGGATATTGCGAATGCGGATGTGGGAAGCTTACGTCTATGGCTACAAGGAATAATCGCAATAAAGGACTTAAAAAGGGCGAACCAGTCCGCTTTATTCATGGCCATAGCCATATATTTAAGAAAGGTGGTATCCCTTGGAATAAAGGGAAGAAAGGTGTAATCCCATCTTGGAATAAAGGTAAAAAAGGTGTAATTCCATCTTGGAATAAAGGGAAGACAAAAGAGACCGATAAAAGAATCATGGAGGCTTCAAAGAAAGTAAGCATTTCAGTAAAAAAATTATGGGAAAATCCAGACTATCAAGGTGGTAACAAAAAAGGAGTTAAGTTTAATCTGAGCGATGAACAAAGAAAGCAATATTCAGAAAGACTTAGCGGAGAAGGAAACCCTATGTATGGAATGTCGGGAGAGAAATCTCCTGTTTGGAAAGATGGTATATCTTTTCTGCCATATCCACCTGAATTTAACAATAAGTTAAGACATAAGATTAAAAAACGAGATGATTTTACATGTCAGTTGTGTGGAATAAAACAATATACTTATCAGGCAATTCATCATATTGATTATGAAAAAGACAACTGTAGTGAGTCAAATTTAATAACATTATGCCTGTCTTGCAATGTAAAGGTGAATCAAAATAGAGATTTTTGGAAACAATATTTTACAGAGATAATAAATAAAGGGAGGATAGAATTATGGACGCGTACCCAAAATTCGGTATCTACTACTAAAGGCGCCGAATTAAAACCTCTTCTGAATAACGGGAAGGTCTTAACATGTAAAGATGAAGATAACCCGAGGCAAGCCAAGGCAAATGCCTTGTTGCAGCCGCAGAGCACTGAGCGAAGAGGAACCTTAACAGGTTAAACGACAGTCCGATCTGCATGGAAACATGTAGAGGTTGGCAGAAATGACCAACCCGGCTCTTAGAAAAGAGCAGGTAACAGAAAAATGGTCTTAGGAACCGTAGAAAGCGAGTCGCATTCATACGCGACCGAAGAATTGGAATATAGAGATGGTTTTAGCACGGATGTTTTCGATCTCAAGCATGTTGACACAATAACGAGATCAAACCCGAGCTCTTGTGCAGCAACATATGGAATTGGAAAATCTACTGATATAACAAAAAACTCTTTGGAGGTCCCTCTTGAAACTGTAACTCTTGTGGAGGAAGAAGAAGTAACGGAACCACACATGAGAGCTGTTGATCCAGAGACAAGTCCAGAACTTGGAGACAAGTTAACATATACCGATGGCTTGATTTTCCATAGGAAAAAGCAAACGTTGACGATAAACGGAAAAGGCGATCCTCCTGTTGGACTTGGGACTGCCGATAGAGGAAATACCTATAGTAGTAGCATTACTCTAAAACCAGCGGTTGGAGGATCTGTCGCCGACATAACAGAAGGATCTGGTTTTTATTTACGGCGCGTAGAGATTACAAAGGCAAACACCGAATGGCAGAAATTTATGCTTGAACTTGTAAAATATGTGCCAAACACCGCGGATAATGCTCAAGTCAATATGATTACACCTGAGTTTTTTGGCGTAGATGCAGGAGACCTCACGGCAATAAGCGCATGGTATAAGCTTAGTCGAACCATTACGCTTAATGGCGAAGGCGCTGCAAATGTTGAAGAAACAGCAGAAATTTATGACGATGTTGCTGCGGCTTAGGTGATATTATGTCCTACTCAAAAGTAATAGAACCGGCTATTAAAACAAGGCGCGTAAATGCAATGCCTCTTATAGGTGGTGCCGGTGTAATCCAGGAATTGGGATATATACAAAAAAAGACGCATAGATTTTTCTGGATTACAACGGCAGAATTGCAGGCGGAAATAGATACTGAGGTTGCCTTAGGATGGGTTTTGGACGGAGATCCAAGCAGAACGCTTGTCCATGAAGCAATTCCTGATCTGTTTAATGCCGAGGCTACTTATTTTAGGTACAGCGCTACGTGAAATTAAAAGAAAGGAAATTTATGCAGGCAGAAAAAATAGAGATACCAGATGAGCTCAGGATATTAAACCCAGAGTTACAAAAAAAACCAGTAGTAATAGGCACAGAAGCCTACATGATTTATCCGTTAACTGAAGGACAGGCCGAGCGTGTGTCTAAGCTTTTGTCTGATGTTATAATAGACATCACGACTTTGGATATGCAATGCCCTAATTGTAAACATGTATTCCAGAATATGCTTGGACGACAGGAAACCTGCAATAGATGTAGGGTAAAGGGGAAGGGTGGAAGTCAATTAAAAAGTATGCAAAAACCACCCGTAGAAGCATTGACATACGAAGACCGTGTTCCGAGATTAATTGAAGAACTCGTTGGAATTAAAGTCACGGATGTAAAATCATCTTTGACCGTTAATCAGTGCAAACACATTGCAGGTGTTTTATATGTCCAGAACTTTATGGAAGAAGAAGGCGGCGGCTTGCCGGAAGAATCAAAAAAAAACTTCAAAGCACTGCTGAATTGGATAAGTCCGGAGGAGAAAGAAAACACAGTAGTAGCCTCGGAGAAATCTATGAAGCCTTTGCCCATGAATATGGATTTACAAGAGAATATATCCAGGGAAGATGGGAGACAGGAGGAAGTAACGGAAGACGGCTTGTAGGGCTCACAAGGCCGCTCCTAAAGTTATATTGGAAGTATTTACAGCAACGCAAGCTTGCAGAGCTTAAAATGCAGATTAGGCTTGCTGGTGGAACGGTACCGGAAGACACTGAAGCGGAACTCAAATCAGCAGAAGAGGAAGCCATGGAAAGGTTAAAAAATCCGCTTAAAGATTTTCCAAATGATATTAAGTATTTTTCTGCGAATGAATGTATAAGTAAAATAGAGATAGGTGGACGGTTTAAGGGTAAGATAGCAAAAGAGAAGATCTGGGATAAAAAAAGAATGAACGCCTGCCTTGGGAAACATGGCATTGTGGCAAAACGATGTTCGATGAATGATACGTTGTGGGCCAGATATACAAAACATGGTGACTCTCTGACGTTGGATATAATAAAACAGATGATGAAATTTGATGCAAAAAGAAGAGAGCTTTATCCACCCAACTATAAGGGTACCGGCGAGGAACAGCCACCGGCAGAATACCTTGAAGAATTGAAATCATCCGGCAAGCTTGATACAATATACAAAGAAATGAACGAACTTTCAAATTTAGATTAGTCGCTCCCGATGTGGTGGCATGGATTGAAACGAGGAAACAATAATGGCAAGTCAATTCGGAATACGATTTTTCACTTCAGGCTATGAAAGAACAAGCGGTCAAATGGCGTCTATAGGAAGACAGGCCAGTGGGATAAGTACAGGATTTCTACGAATGGGAAGGACTGGCGCTTCATCTGGCACAATGGCTGCGGGCGGAATGAGAATTTTAAGCTCCGGAATGTCTGGCGCTATGAGCGTGATGAGAGGATTTATTAGTCTAACCATAAGGGCTACAACCGTACTTGCCACTGTTGGCGCCGTAGTTGCTGGAGTCGGGATAGCCCTTGCTACAAAGTTTGCAAAAGGATTAATGGCTACAAGGGAGAGTTTTTATTTAATAGAGACAGCCCTTACTGGAGTTGTAAAAAATGCTGGGCAGGTGCAAAAGATTTCGGATTGGGCAATGAAATATGCAGCAACATATCCTGCAATGTATGGGGACGTTATGGATACGATGAAGGGATTATCAATGATGCCCTCCTTAAAGCCTATGTTCGTTAAGGGCGATGTTGCTGCCATGGAAAAGGTAATGAATATTGTCCAGAGTCTTGCCGCGATGGACCCACAGCAGGGCGTAAAGGGAGCTCAGCTTGCGATGAGAGAAGCATTATCTGGCAACTGGAGGTCATTGCAGATGCGGTTTGAGCTAAGACCGCAGGCGGTTGCTGAAGCGGCAGGGCTGTCAATGGAAGAGTTAAAGACAGACCCTGGCAAGGCTATCGAGGCCCTGGACGCCTTTACCCGCCTGAATGTTGGGGCAGACACACTTAGGAAGTCAGCAGAAAGTCTCGGTGTTCAATGGGGCAACCTCGGGGATAAATACGATATATTTTTGAATAAGATAGGAAAGATGGGAGCATATAGAAGGCTTGTCGAATTCCTTATGAAGATGAATGATATGTGGGATAAGCTTTTGGAAAGTGATGCCGCACAGAAATTTGGTCAAAACATTTCAAGTATATTTGAAAGTGTAATTGGGTCAGTTGAATCAATTATGACTGGAATTGATTGGGAGGGTAAGGGAATATTCGATGGTATTATTGAAGCAGGCAAGAAAGCAATGGAAAAACTCCGTAATTTGTTTTTAGATGCAAAGGATTTCCTTGCTTCTGCCATGAAATTGGTTTTTGTATATATAAAAATGGCCTTAATTTTTTCCATTAAGGAAATCTTTTTCCCTGTTGGAAAGATGATTGCTGAAACAATCGGTAATGCTTTCATGGAGACCATCCGGGCACATCCTATGCTGGCTTTTATGGCCGCTTTGGTAGGTGGAACGATAATGGGTGGTCTTCCAGGTGGAATTGTAGCTGGTGGGGCAATGGCTGTAACTTTGGCTGCGCAGGGAACAGGTTTAATAGGAGCGCCAGCTAAATCAAAAGAAGAGTTGATTGCTGAGAAGAAAGCCGAAATAGAACGAGTACAGAATAAGAAATTTAGAACCCCGATGGAAAGAGTTGAATTTTATGGTAATCGCAATCGGAGGAAGAATCTGGAAAATCTCAAAACTGAGTTGGAAGAATTAGAAAAACTGCCGGCTACAAGTAAGTTTTCAGATGCAGATGCAGCTTTAGCAAAATTAAAAGCCGACGCAAAAGCTTTAAAACAATTATGGGGCACAGGGCTTGGGCTTGGGACTGGAGACGCGACAAAGGATCCAACCGCTGTAGGTGAAGCAGCAAAAAGGGTAGTTGCGGCACGATCAAGCTTACGGCTTGCGGAACTTACTGGCGCCAAATCCATGGTAGATGTTTTAAAGGAGCAATTACAATATGAAGAAAGACTTTTGGATTATCACCAAAAAGCTGCCACATGGGAAAAAGGTCCGACAAAGGGAGTTAGAGAGGCAGAGTTAAAAAAGGAGATAGCAACATTAAAAGAAACGATGTCAATATCCATCGGTAAGGGCGTAACCCGTAAAGATCCTGCCCTAATTGTCATGGAGGAGAAACTTGCAACAAAACAAATAGAGGCTGAAAAACTTAAAAAGGCAAAAACAACCGAGGTAGGAGATATAACACGATATACAGGAGCCGAACTCGCAGAAAAAGCAAGAGTTTCTATGGAAAAAGAGAAAAACATCCTGGCTCAAACATTAGCTGTTGAAACACAAATTGCAAAGTTAAAGAAAGAGGGTGGGGAAGATGTAAGTATGCTCGTAGACCTTGAAACCAAGTTGCTTGATTTATCAAAACAAAAAATAGCAATTGAGCAACAATACACAAATGCAAAAAAACAGCAGGTTGGCTTGCAAAGTCAGATCCAGACAATGGAAGTGCAAAAAGGACTTAGCGCTCTTGATTTAACGAAGGGAATGTTTCAGACCTTTGGAAAATTTGTAGGTAAACAGGGACGTTATGGCCAGGTTGGAGGAGCTAAAATGCCTGGAATGGGTAAAATGTCGTGGGGAACGGGCGTGGAAAAATCCACAGGCTATAGAACAAAAGGCATTCCAAAGTTTCTCTTAAAACAAGAAGAAGTGTTAAAAGAAAAGCTTGGGCAAGCAGGCATATCTGATGTAGTAAAAAAGTTACTTCTTGAAAAGTTGCATGGCATAAACGTAGAACAGTTTCAAATGGCTAAGGGAGGAGTTGCAAAAGGAGCTCAGTTTCTTGAGGCTAATAAATTTATGGAGCAATTGCAGGCTGTTGATACTAAACTTCAGGAAGAACAGATCGCGCTTGTGAAAGAGCAAGCTGGGAATATTGCAAAAATGGTTGTTGAGCTTAAATTGACAAACCAATGGTTGTCTGGAATCAATGGAAAGGTTGGTGGTACTGGCTCGCAGCCTAACGCAACACCTGCATCTTTAGGAAATAAAAAAATTGGCGAAGCAAATCCATCGACAGCGCCATCTGGTGCATTTTAATGGGATACACAAGCATAAACATAAGCTACAATGAAGGTTCTCTGTGTGAGCAGATAAGCTTCAGTGAACCAGGCGAACAAGGCTATGCTCTTGGTTCTACCATAACCCTATCTGATGAAAGATTGTCAAGGGACCGTGAAATGATAGTAATGGCCGTCAATTACAGCGAAGACCAGGATATCGGCACGCTTACAACTGTTTCAGGCTTTTCCCTTGAATATTTATATGCCAGAAAAGCTCCTGCTTTTGATATTTCATTTCTTACTATGACTCAAGATGATCATGAAAATTATTTAAAACGTTCTCCAAAGCCTGATTCTATATTAAAAATTAGATATGGAGATGAGTATGGGTCTAACGGATGGACGATGCACTCTATCATAAACGAAATTTGTAGGCTTATGGGCATTTCAGCGGAAAATACTCTTCCAAATTATTATATAAGCGATTTTACAGTAAGCTTAGGCTCTACTTATTTTGAAGCTATCACCAGTCTTGTTTCTATTTTTTCACCCATTATAACTTTGAGTAGAAAAGTATTATATATAGTAGATAGAGGAAGCGTTGGTATCCTTCCCTGGGGAAATTGTAGACTTACAAATGTTACTTTAAAAGAAAAAGAACACATAGAAGATGAGGATGAACAGCTTCCTTCATCCGGTATTATCTCTAGTATAATATTAAATAGAGAATATGCTCCAATCCCTGGATGTGTTAAAGTCGAAGGACAGGAAGGAAAATATATTGGGAGTAAAGACATATCGGCTGTTAATTTTACCCCCACCAAAGGCAGTATAAGCACTTCCGAAGGCGTATCCAATGATGATGGGACTATAGCTTATTATAAAAATGCGCTTGATTTTTATAAAGACCCTTATAATAACCAATGGGCAACTTTTTTAAGAGAAGAAGAATGCAGGATATATGATAGATACGGATGGTTTTTAAGTGCAACAAAAAATACAACTGAGATGGAATACAATCCGGAAACTCTCCAATTTAAGTATGCAAATCCTGTGCTTGATAAAGAAAGCAAAACATGTGAAGCTTGGGTGGGTAATCGCTATACTGGAGGCTTAAGAGTATATAATAAAATAGAAAATTCATATACTTATGATGAAGAAGATTGGTCTTTGAAATCGCAATTATCAACGAAACAAGAATTGTTTATATATGATGGAGATACTTATACAAAATACGATCCCAGAGATTATGACCCAGAGGAAGATGGTACAACATTAGAATTAGTACAAACAGAACAAAGAAGTACAATATATACCTATTTAACTGAAGAATCATATTCTGTCGATACCCAAATATCAAGCCAGGTATATAATGAAGAGGACGAAGAATGGCAGACTATTTATACTTTTGAACACGATGTAGTGCTTGCAGGTGGGCAACAACATGTTGGAGGTTCGAGTGGAATATCTTCTCTTAGAACATTACAAGTATATGATGGAGATTGCCCAATCTTTCCAACCTATAGTTCATTCAATGAACCTGCTCAAGTTTTTAATATATCTACGCCAGATTGGAATTCTATATATTCTTGCTATATTGCTATAAAGACTATGCTTGGTTATGAATATCAAACTGCAACAGTTGAAACTTTAGCAACTAATTGGTATTGGAATGAAAATAAGGAGGAATATGATAAAACAAAATTTGACCCACTTCCTTTTATGAGCATGACAGGCTTTGAACCTATAATGACAGAAGGGATAAAAGGCAGTTATTTCATAACAGGATATAATACAAATATTGACCCAACTAAAGGATATACTGTAAGTTTAAATTTGGAGGTAAGACTTGAATAAGGATAAACTACGAAGATATAGGCAGGGATTGAAAAAAGTAATGCCCAAGAAAGTACGTGTATCAGCGAACTTTTGTAAATATGGTAGGGTTTACTCTGTACCAGGAACTACAAACTCATACCCCTATGCGTTAATAATGCCAGTTAATGGCAATCCTAATTACAGCCAGCGGACATGACTATAAGCAGAAGACATATTTTAGCGTGGACAGGTAAACAATATATAAAACGTACACAGGTCCGTTCAAATGGAGAATGGGTTCCAAAGTATAATACAGAGCCTCCAGCCGTTTCCAGGAGAACAGCATACAGATATGTTCCGGTTCATCCAGGGATAGAGCGAGAAATATTTTTTAAAATCAAATTTGTAAGAGATGATGGAGTCATCATTGATGAAGATTTAATAGATAATATAGAAATCCATGATGATGACCCAGGGGTGGTAGAAGGGGGCTACATGACCCATAATCCCCCTATACTTTATATATATAATCTAAGAGAATATTATGAATACCTTACAGAAGCACAAATAGAAAAATACGAAGATCAGTTTTACAATTTGGATAGAAATGGTGTAAGAAAAGATAAGAGATATAATCCAGATACTGGATACTGGAGTTTTACTGGATATCAAAGACCAATATCTGAAATGTGGGGAGAGACTGAAACAGACGATTTAACTAAACCGACTTCCCCTCCTTCTTCAAAGAAATATGCCAAAAAATGGAATGGTACAGAATACATAAAACAAAAGACATCCGGATATTACATAAGAGTATTATACACAAGTGGCCTAAGATGTGTATTCCGAGTATTAAATGCAGAGGAAAAAGAAGCAAAGCAACTATCTAGAGGATATACTTATATAGATTCAGAAGGAGTAGTACATAATGAAGTAAGTACTTATATGGTTCCTAGAAATTTAGTAAAAAAACCCAAAAGGCTTATATTCCGAGTACCGTACCGTACAGCAACCTTGGAATCTTTTTATCCTGATTATGTACACTATTCTTACGAAGATAGAAATGATGCAGATTTTAGCAAGCCTTATGTATCTGTAGAACGACTTTTTGCTACGTATTTTTATTCTGTAGATACTCATTTTTGGAAGAAACATACAATAAAGAGTTCTATACCTTATGTTTTAACGGAAAACATATTGAATTTTGACTGGGGATTGTACACAGGATTTGCTGCTCTTGGGCAAGCTCCGCCTTACGGCAACGATATAGAGAGTATTTCAACGAATATCATAGGAAGAAATCTAAATTTTCCTTATACTACTTTTGATGGATCAGATGGGGATAGTGCAGAGGAAGAATTTCCAAGAACGTTTGATCCAGTAGATATATCTGTTCCTTTTTCACCTATTACCGAAGAAGAATATAATGAGCAGGAATATCAAATGGATATGACTATAGAGGGAGGCAGTCATAGAGTATCAGTAGGGCGTGAATTTACTTATTTCTTTAACCTTTCTACAGTATCGTTAGACGAAAATGCTTGATATTAAAAAATATAAATTTTAAACAAAAACAAAATAATAAAAGGAGAATAAAATTATGGCAGCACCAAATATTTACTTTTTCGGAAACTCCGGCGTGGGAGACGCGACCCCACACGGAGAAGGAAGCGCAGCAAACGATGATTGGTTTGCAATAACGTCTGGCCCTGCCGGGCATACTTTAGTTTTTACAGGCGATGCGGTTTTGGATGGGGCCGCGACCGGGGAACGGGACACAGTCATAATCCCAGCCGCCGGTTCTCTTGAAGTCGATAAGACTTTTATCGACAACGGGGCAACGATGGAACAGATTCCCCTCGCTGGTACAGACCAAGGCGGGCAAAGTGGAGGAGACAATCAGTATGTCTTCTGTATCTATTTTGATGGTGAAACTGCTTCGGCCCCCTACTTGGAAGCATGGGATGACTCTGATCATGATTCTATCGCTCTTCAGGTTTTAGGTGCTGGAGTTCCGGCAAACTCTATGGTAAAAGGCATTGTAACTACGACAGGCGCTCCTGGAAGTGCAAACTGGGTAGGGCATCCAGACCAGGTCAACATGGCTGGAACTGGTAACAGGCTTGATCTTAATGCTGCGGCTGCTATTGGTAGCGCTGGTGGAAATGTCTATTTTAATTTATGCACGAGAATTTTATCGACCAGCACACCTTTCAGTTCGGCTCCGGTGTTTGCTTTGAGGTTCACTTATGTGTGAACAATATCAAGTACTTACAATCTATATCATGAACTAATACTTGAACAAATTAACCTCCTAAAAATCAAAAAAGATAACAAAGGAGCAAAAATGCAAAAATTAAGATTCATAGCACACTTCGAAGATGAAACCATCAAAGGGAATCCGTTAGGCAGCAGAGATTCCCTTTGGACATCCTTGCCAAATAAACCTATTAAAGCGCTTGAATACACACTTCCACACGCGAAAGACTCAATAAAGCTATCAGGATATGAAGAATACCTGCACATGGTAGAGGTATGCCTGCCGATGGGTGGAAATGCAATGATTGAGCATGTATATTTGATGGGCAGGATAGGAACAAAAGTAACATCCTATAGAATAACCATCTTGCAAAGGAAGGCCAATGACCGGTTTAAAGTAGGCGATATAACGGTCAGGGTATTGGATAAGGGAAGAGAATATAACGGCGGGGCAACCTCTGGCTGGAGAGTGGGTGGCTAATTATGGGAGAAGGTATATTCTATCCTTCAATTAGTAGTGACGATGGGTATTGGTCAGGAACTAATTTTTTTAATAGTCTTGAAGGTTTAACAATAGGAGATATATCTGGAAATCCTTACAAAAGTTTTATTAGATTTAAGAATATAACAATACCCCAAGGTAGTAAAATACTTAGTGCATTTATTCGATATACTGCACGTTTTTCTAATTCTGGATTACCAGTAAATGCAGGGATTTTTTTCAACAACACGGATAACGCTATTGCCCCTACGAATTATTTAGAGGCAGACAATCTTAACCTGACTATTCCGTCCATAGCATGGAGTATAGGAGAATGGACAGAACAAGAGCAATACGATACGCCTAGTATAGTTTCGCATCTACAAACAGTTATAGACCGTCCAGGATGGTATAGTAATGTCATGGCGGTTATATGGGATAAAACGTCAAGTAGTGATCGAAATTGCTATTCTTATGATTATAATTACGGTGAAAAATGCCCTGAATTACATGTTACATGGTCTTTACCTGAAAACATTACGGATATTCGTACAGAAATAGCTGCCGATTTTTATACAGGTTGGTTGCACTTACCTTCTGAGGTTTCTGCTGGAGTAAAAGCTTTCCAGTATTTAAAAAGTAGGATCGAAGCTGGAAATATATCTTTATCTGATTTACTCTCCGAAATAAAAGCTGGAAATTTATCTTTTACAGACTTACTTTCTGAGGTTTCTGCTGGAGTAAAAGCTTTCCAGTATTTAAAAAGTAGGATCGAAGCTGGAAATATATCTTTATCTGATTTACTCTCCGAAATAAAAGCTGGAAATTTATCTTTTACAGACTTACTTTCTGAAGTTATAGCAAATGCACAATCACTTACAGACTTACTTTCTGAAATAGATACCAGCGCACTTAGCATTAAAGATATCAATAGCTTTATAGAAAGTGAATATCCGACTTGGAGCAAGTTTTTACTTCTAAGCCATGATCATGTTCCTGCGCGAAATGCTTTAAATGTTAAAATTGGTAAAGCAATGCAGTTTAGAGTCTATAACCCAGATCCTTTATTTGGAATAGACTTAACCACATTTAAAATAAGATTCAATGAAGGCACCTGGTACAGATATGGAGATACGAGGCTTACATTTACCGAAGTAAGTTATAGAGAATATTTGGTTTACTTCAATCCGCCGGCCTTCGATTATAATAGTCAGATAGATTTGGAACTGTACTGCGAAGACCATAGAAATAACCCTGGAATCAAATTGGAAATTTTATGAAAACAGTGTCAAATATTGTAAGCAGTCTCAAAAAAGATTTATACAATTACACCTGTAATGCTGACGTTCAGGCATCCAGGAACATCGCTGAAGTTGGGCTAAATGCCTCTCTTCAAGAGCGGCCTGACACCGCTCCAGATAATGCTGGGACTGAGTTAGAAAGCTCGGTCTGATGTGGTTTAAAAACCACAAACTTTGGTTCTATGTTAGAACCCCACGTGTTTCAACCGTGGGAGTATGTCAGAATGCTTTTGTTGTAGAGCTTAGAGATGCAGCTTTACTGGTATTGCAAAGCGACCGAAAAGATGAAAAAGAAAAGAGACTTTTGAACAAAAGATTAGAAAAAGCTGTGAAAAACATTGGCGCAATTAATGGTGATCATGGAGCGATCTCCACTGGATAGGATTTATCTATGCCGACATGCATTCTCATTACAGACCTAAAATCTGAGATTTCAGTTGAACAAAGGATCCCTTCCCTTACTGATCTTCTGTCTGAAATATCTGCCTATAACTATCATACCAGCTTTAAAGATTTAAGCGCTTCAATAGCGGCCAGAGTCCCTTATATTGATTTAAAAACTGAAATCTCTGCCGGCTTTCCTGTAGATACTTCCGGCCCGTATATCCTACCAGAAACTTACCCAAGAGACGGGGAGGGCGGTATTGGTATATACGGGCCTATTTTTATAGTAGTTGAAGATTTGATTTCCGGAATTGATTTAAGTTCGCTTGAACTAACTGTAAATTCTGTAGTTTATACTCAAGAGGATTCCGAGGTGACGTGTTTGCCTATAACTATTCCATACAGGTATGTGATAAGATATGTCCCTATTATACCTTGGAGTTTAGATAGTGAAGTTATTATATCTATTTTTATTAAAGATAGGGCAGGTAATCCAGGAATGGTTGATTTGATATTACACTAAATAATTAAACTTAAAGACAATGACAACATATTCTCACGATACTGATGATTTAACTGTAGCAATGACGGCTGATAATGCTCCGTCGCCTAATGTAACTAGCGCTAGTTCTAAGTTAGGTGCTGCTTATGCTGCGTGGAAAGCTTTTATTCACGATATTACAAGTGAATGGATTGCAAATGGTTCGCCTACTGGATGGTTAAAATTTGACTTCGGGGCAGGCAACACCAAGACTGTAGGTAAATATACCTTATCTGCAATATCGCCTATGGGCGGAAACGCTCCAAATTGTCCTAAAACTTGGACATTTGAGGGCTCAAATAACGACGTAGATTGGGATATTTTAGATACACAAACTGATGTTCCTGTTTGGGCCGAGCAGGAAATGCGGACATATTTCTTTAGCAATGCAACAGCATATCGTTATTATAGGATTAATGTTTCAGCGAGCCAAGGAGGAAATTATCTTACTATAGCCGAACTTGAATTAATGGAATGGGCTGCTGCCGAAACAACAACTTTTATAGATTTACTTACCGAAATTAAAGCCTCGGAAACCGTTCTTTATGATCTGTTTTCTTCTATTAAGGCAGGATCGCTAACCATACAAGATTTAAACTGCTTTATAGATGCTCTTGGCCAATCTCTTACTGATCTAAAATCAGATATAGCAGCAGACTATCTAACAGACTTTAAAAACTTATCAACAGAAATATCTGCAAATGCACAAGAAGTACTTGATCTACTTACTGAGATAAAGGCCAGTAACCAAACTTTAATTGATTTAGATGTTGAGGTTGTAGCAAAAGCCCAGCAGACAGTAAATCTACTTTCCGAAATAAAAGCAAGTAGTTACTTTTTTTACAATTTAAACACAAATATTGCGGCTGATACTGGTTATACCTATAGAAATTTATTAACAGAAATAAAAGCAGGGTGTTCTGCAAAATATAGTTTTACAACTGAATGGAATCCAAATAGATTTTTAAGTACCGAAATTGAAGCGAAAAAGCTACATGAGTTTAGCTTTAAGACTATGACAGGTGCTTCATATTCTGCAACCTCTCCGAAAATAGAACTACTTCCAAGTGCAGGGACTTACCCCCTCCGAACTCTCTTTCTCGATTATACTGTTCTGGGAACCGAAAACATATATCCGATGGAGCTACACTGGGCAAGAGGGTTGTACGGTAAAGATGGGTTGAAGAATGCCAAAGTAAGAGCAGAGTATATAGATACTTCCTATCCAGGGGGTTGGGAAATTGTAACCGGAGACTGGCTATCTTGTTCCATAAACGGCGGTGATTATCAAACTGTGAATGCAACGCCATTAAACTTAGGAGAGATACTTTGTGATTCTCATTTAGATTTTGATTTAAAAGTGGTATGTAGGGATTGTGTTTTATCTCGGGGACTTGTGTTTTTTAAGCTTATATTCACTGGGGATTTTCAAGAATCTATATATGGAGATTCGATTGTCTATGGGGATGGGAGTAAATACCATGTTGGCATTTACGATGATTATGAGTCTAATCCATTTGTATGCAGAATTTACATTGTCGAATAAGCGAAAGGTTTAATTATGCCGATTTATGATTTAACATCTGACATATCCGCAATTTCCTGGAACATAGGTAACCTTAAGGTAGATAAAAGAACCACCTACAGTTTTATAAACCCGGAGAATAAGAAAGTACCGGAGACTTACCCTTTCAGTATTCTGCTTGAGGAGAAGCCCTATTCGGTAGCTGGGGTTTCTATAGCTGGCTTTACTGAAATATTAGTTCAGCCGACTGCTGGCCTTACCTTTTATGTGGATTATGAGGATTCAACAATCTACTTTGACTCTAGCGATGCTAGTAAATTAATTGAAATTTACTATATGGGCATGGGATCAGTGGTAAGTGCCAGCAATATAAACAAATTCTCTACTTTCCTGACTTCCGTGCGAGACTTCCTCTTATCCTTCAGTATAGAAGAAACCGACCCGGTAAGTACCAATGTTGGTATGACCGGAGGCTATTTAAACAAAAGCACGTCTTTAGCATTAATTTCCGATAAAATCCTAAAATTTGGCCCAGCTCAGGAATACGTAACTATAGCGATGACTGCGTTCTACTGGAAGAAGTTATTAATCTCTGTAAATACTGTGACCGAAGCAATTATAGTAACCGAAGGAACACAAGCAGCGACCCAAGCATTAGCAGCTATCCCTGCGGTGCCAGCCTCCTGCAATCCGATTGCAATTCTATCAGTTCAAGATGACGGATCCGCGGGCGCAGGTACAATAAAAACAATCGCTTCTGCATATATTCAGGACGTAAGGATTTTAATCAAATGACAACCTTATCAGATACTAAATATCCTGCGCGCATTACGCCGGTTCTGATAACCGACGAAGACCACACCATTTCGACAGGAGTCCCATATGCCATTACATTAAAGGAAAAGCCAAGCGAAGACCATGCAATCACCATATCAGGGTATACCGAAGTCACGTCTATCCCTACCTCGGCAACAAACTTTTACGTTGATTTTGCCCGGTCAATTATTTATTTCCATTCAAGCAAAGCGGGGACTCAGGTGCTTGTAAGCTATTGGGGAACAGGCTCGCCCATAATAGCAGACGATGTAAACAGATTTGCTTCATTGCTTGATAATTTAAAATCAGCCCTATTTGCTTTCAGAGTAGAAGCACTATCCGGATGCAGGGTTAGAATATATGGCGGAAGGTTTATTTCCGGTACCACGGTATATGAAAAAAAAGAACTGTTTATGAACTTTGGCGTGAATGGTAATTTCCAGATAAATTTTAATTTTACTGGATTTTTTAAAAAATTGTTGATAGGGATAAATTTAGATACTAACCTCGTAGATATTGTTGAAGGAGATGAGGCACCTAAGTACGATGCAACCGTGATACCGTCTTTTACATCCATATTTAAGCCGGTTGCGATAGTGACGGTAGAGGAAAGTGGTGGGTCTGTGGCGGATATAACTCAATCTGATATAATTGTGATTAGGAATTCTTTTATTTAATGGAGAAATTGTGCAAGACATAGATATTTCTATAATTTGTTCTATCTGGAATAGGCCAAAGTTTCTTATCGACGCATTACAAAGTATAGTCGATCAAGACTATGAAGGTAAAACCCAGGTAATCCTTTGTGACGATGGTTTGCTTGATGAAACGACAAAAGTAATTGAACATTATCAATCCAAGTTTGACCAATTTGATGTAATTAGAGAAAGCCCGGAACCAGAGGAACGAATAAAAACATCACGCCTGGCAATTATGATCAACAAAGCACTTCCTTTATGTGTAGGAAAATATATAAGCTATCTTCCCGATGATGACCTTTATAAGCCTGAAAGAAACAGACTTATGATAGAATTTCTTGATAAAAAACCGGATGTCTTCTTTGCGTATCACTGGATAAAAATGATTACAATATCGCAAGATAAAGCTGTTGTCGGAGATACCGTTGACCTTTGCGATCCATGGGATGAGGCCACGAAGTACTGGATTAAGAATATATACAACAGAATAGATCATTCCACTATATTTCACAGAAACCTATTTGCAGACAATATCCTTTGGAATGAAAGCTCTGAATACAAGCGCTGCCAAGACTGGGGTTTTATTAAACGAATTATAGAAAAAGACTTAAAAATTGATTGCTTGGAAAAACACCTGGCAATAGGAAGAAAGATATCTGGGCAGTCGCTTAACAGGGATGGGGATCAAATGATTGCAAATATGATAGCAAGGGGGCATGGATGACAGCAGCAAGAAAAAAAAGAATATATTATGTGAGTCCGAATAGTGGTGGTATATCGTATTACAGATGCACGATGCCGGCATATTATCTTAATCGGGCAGGACTCGCGGAAACCGCTGTTGATTTTGGTAGATTTCAAAAAGAATTCGTGGATTGGGCTGATGTGATAGTTGTACAAAGGGTGCTTGGCAAAGGAATCCAGCACCTAATTCATTATTGCCACATGCGAGGTAAGAAGGTTGTTTTTGAAATAGACGATAATGTTTGGCAGTTTCCAGATAGTCCGGAATACCAGGACGCCCAGGCAAAGGATGTTCCAGCCCAAACAACCGACATAATAGATCGCTGTGATGCCGTAACTGTTTCGACACAGGCCATTGCCAACGAAATAGAGAAGACCTCTAAAACACCTGTAACAGTTATTCCTAATGCCCTTGATTTCGAGCAATGGAAACAACTTGATATAAGGCATGAACATTTTCTTGTTGGCTGGGCCGGTGGCCACTATCATGTACAGGATCTTGAAATGATTGTACCGGGATTAAAAAAGATCATTGAACAAAACCAAAAGACTACGCTTGTCTTTCTTGGATGCTGCCCGATGCAATTATTAATTGATCATCCGGATAAAGTATTTATGCAGGAATTTGTAAGCGTAGAAATGTTTCCAAAGACCATGTCTGTAATGAAATTTGATATAGGGCTGGCACCGCTTTATGAAACCGAATTTGCAAAATCACGATCAAATATCAGATTATTGCAATATAGTGCATTGCAAATTCCATCAGTGGTCAGTTATTATGGGGAATATGGCAAGGCTATTGATGATGGGTTTCCGGCGGTTTCTGTCACGAAAGATGGAAGTTGGGCAGAGGCTGTACAGTGGTATATTGATAATCCAGAACAAAGGATAGAAATAGGAAAAAAGGCTAAAGAATATGTGGCTGAACGATATGATATTAAAAATAATGTTCGTAATTGGAACGATGTATATAACTATTTGTAATAAAGGAGAATTGGGCCATGCCGACATATAGAAACGATTGTGATGAAATTTTAGTCATTCACGGTGAAACATTCCAGCCAGGTGAAGATCAAGCCATTGGATGGTACATAACAAATCCGTGCTTAACCTTAGTGTCTGATGACCCACCGGCTGCTTTTTTTGGTAAAAATAATATGTTTGCAACATCTGCGCCTACTGTTAATGATGACTTGGGAGGCGGATATAATGTTGGAAGTATGTGGATTGATCGCACCGCAGATAAAGTCTATACTTGCGTTGATGAAACAATAGGTGCTGCTGTATGGGAACAAACTGGCGGAACTGGAGCAGACGACCAAACTGCCGCTGAAGTACCATTCACTCCCGCTGGCGATATAGTCGAAACAGATACCCAGGGGGCAGTAGTTGGGGTTGACGCAAGAAAAATTCCCCACGCAGATTTTACCGCAGCAGACGAAGTGATGGTGGGAACGGGGGCAGGAACTCATGGTCAAGTAACTCTTGGCGCAAGTCAATTTCTCGCCAAGAAAGCAGCAGGGGCAGTTACAAATATAACAGCGGCTGAAGCTCGTACAATTTTAAACGTTGAAGATGGGGCTGAGGCGAATAATATTAGTGATGTTGATGCAACAGATTTGACAGATGGTGGAGACACGACACTCCATGATCACGATGGGATAAGTGAAAATACAGCGGCAAGGCATACTCAAGGAACAGATATAGCATTAGGAGCTGTTGCTGCTAAAAATCCGCCTATTGATGCTGACAAAGCATTGTATCGAGATAGTACGGTTACTGATGCTTTGGTAACTTCAACATGGACGCAAATAAAAGCCTTTCTGAAGACTTATTTCGATTCTTTATATTCTGCAATATCACACAAAGACACTCATGATCCGGAAGATGGTGGAGATAAACTTGATACAGCAACTGCTTCAGAAATAGCGGGTGTTCAGGCGGCAGCAGTAGGTACTTCACATTCTCTTGCCCGAGCAGATCATGTACATGCTATAAATCATGGTATTACAGACAATCACTTATTGACTGTTGACCAGGCAGACGCAGCTGATGACGAGTATGCAAGGTTTACAACTAGTGGTATTGAAAGTAGGAGTGTTGCAGAGACTAAGACCGATATGGGATATATGACTGACCTTGTCGATGATACTACCCCTCAACTCGGTGGTGATTTGGATGCACAGGGTAACTACGCAGTAGGATTACAGAACATCCCTGACCTTGCGGCGAAGGGGCCTGGTTTTTGGTTTGATGGGGTGAATGATTATATAGATTATGGAAATAAGCCAAATTTAGCTTTTGAAAGTAATCAGGCATTATCTATGGTGGCAATATTAAAGCTAAATCCTGGCGCTCTTAAGACTACGGGAGACATTATTTCTAAAGGAAACCAGAATACCCCATATCAAGGTTATGCTATTAGTGTTACTATTGCAGGGAATTTAACGGTAGCATTAATTAACACTGTCGATACGAATAATTTAAGAACACAGTCATTAAGAGCAATAAATGACGGCATGCATCATTGTGTTGGTGTAACATATAATGGTAGTTTAGATTCTACTGGAGTGAGTATGTATATTGATGGAGACTTAACGCCTCAAACCGTATTGTTCAATAACCTGTCAGGGAGTCTACTGACAGCATTTCCTTTCAATGTAGGTGCACGCAATAGTGTGGAAAAATACAGTTATGGTTCAGGAGCTATATATAAATGTTTACTTTTTAATTTAGTTCTGACTGAAACTGAAGTAAAAGCCTTTTCATCCGGTGCTCCGGTGCCGTTCAAATATATTGGGGCCTCACAAACAGCCCTAACAAGCGGTACTCTGATTGTAGGCAAACAATACATCATAGACACATTTGTTGCAGGGGATAATTTTGTTAATGTGGGTGGTACAAACGTTACTGGTAATACTTTTGTTGCAACCGGTATAACCCCTACAACCTGGACAAATTCAAGTTCATTGAGGCGAATAGGCGCAGTCCTCCAACTTGAGAATGACTCTATTATGAACGGTCAGTGGTTGAATAAGAACCCAAATTTACCATTAGTTTCTGGAACAGTAAACGGAGCATTAACTACCAACTTACCAACAAATCATAAAGAGCAGTTTATTCAATTAGTGAACATGACGGATGATACAGCTTGGCTTTCAGTAGTGCCGGCAAACTATATTTTAAATTATATTGTCTTTGAGGGAACAAACGCAAACGCTTGTATTGTAGATTTAGGAACAACCACTGGAAATTCTGATGTTTTTTCTCAACAAACAATAGTGGCAAATGGATTTACGACCGTAGTCCTGAATAAATTTTTTAGCAAAACCACTGCGCAGAGCTTGTACCTTTCAGATGACGGAGTAGGGGTATGGAACGGAGCTAGCGTGTTAGCTACTTTGTATATGTCAAAAATTAGAGGATAATTATGGTTAAAATAAATGCACCTTATGGAAGATTGACAGTAATAAAAGATGCTGGACGAACATCATATGGACGTAGACAATTTGAATGTTTATGTTCATGTGGCAATACCATTATAGCTGAGTCATCAAATATAGAACGAGGTCATACTTCAAGTTGTGGATGTCTTAGAGACGAACTACAATTTAAACACGGCATGTCACAATCAAAAGAGTTTATGATTTGGGCTTCTATGCGTGCCAGATGCAATAATAAAAATAGTCAAAATTATAAGTTTTACGGGGCACGTGGTATTAAGGTTTGCGGGCGATGGGATAAATCTTTTAAAGCATTTTATGAAGACATGGGTTCTAAGCCTGATGGGCATTCAATTAATAGAGTAAATAATGATGGAAATTACGAACCTTCAAATTGTGAGTGGTCAACTGCAAAAAATCAAATGAATAATATGCAAGGGAATCATAATATAACATTTAAGGGTATTACGAAAACCCTTACTGAATGGTCTGAAAAATTTGGCTTAAAATCTCCAACAGTAAGGCGAAGATTAAAAAAAGGATGGTCGGTAGCAAACGCTTTAACTATGCCATTGCGTCCAGGGAGGGCTTTAAAAAATGCCTGAAAAAGAACAAGCAACTTCAACAGTAGAAAAGCCGGTCAAAGCAGGCTATAAAGTCCTGACAAAACCAGTTTCAAAAGTGGAAATCAAAGCAAGATTAACTGATGTGAATAATACACCATATTATGTGTATGACTTATTCAATGAAAATGGTATTTGCATGGCTTTGAATAGATATGTTCTTACTGATAATAGAGCAGAACAGCCATTTAGTGCACTTACACAAGAAGAGGAGAATATCCTTAATCCACCATATATAGCACCGGAGGAGACGATATAATGTCATTCGTGAATGGGATATTTGACTGGGTAACTACTAAGAAATTGTGGTTACTTAGTGAAACACTTGAAGGCACACTTAAACCTGGAATGATTGAGTATAGTGATGGCAAATTCTATCTCACATCAGCAAATAGGCGTGTGATATCCCGTGCAAGTGATTCACTTATAATACCTGTTACAGTAGCAGATACAACAGACGAAACAACCGTATGGACTGGCATACTGGCAGCGAATACACTCTTGCCATACAAGGTATTAAGAGTAACCGCAAGTGGTAAATTCAGCACTGCAAATGCAAACGATAAGCTGACAATTCGGTTGAAGTTGGATAGTACGGTATTGCTTGAACTGGAATCCACAGCAGGTGTAGTATCTGATGCTCCTGGCCATATGAGTGCTTACGGAACAGTTAGGACGATAGGAGTTTCAGGAACTATCGCATCACACGGTGAATTGGCATTAGCTGCGAAATCCACACATGCTAATACTAGCAGCACAGTAGTGAACACAACAGCAGCAAATAATCTGGTCATAACTGCACAATGGAGCAATGCTTTGGCTGGTAACACATTCACATTCGACCAAGGATTCTTGGAAGTGATGAATTAAGACAGAACCACGGAGATATCATGGCAAGACAATTCAGAAGAAGCGATGATGATGATTTGAGGCTGTTGGATGTTTTAGACGAGCGCATAGAAAACATGAGCAGGTTATAATATTTTGAAATTTACATTAGAAAAAATTGATCTATCAAAGATTAAAGACCTTTATTTTTTGCGTGGGTACCAATGCGATGATGAAGCTTATTGTGTTAGCGCAATATTAAGGGTAAACCACAAAAACGAATTGGATGCATCATTATTGCATTCAAATAAGTTATTGAGTGTCTCAGACGCAAAAAACTTAATAAAATATCTTAAAAACATGGGCATGAAAGTAACGGCTGAAGTACTAAAAACGGATTTCGATAGGTTTTATTCGAAGAATTCATTTAAAAAGATTAGTTTTTAGGGGATATTGTGGAGACTATTAACGTAATTGACTGGAAGATGGTAACGGCAATAGCAACCCTTTTGGTAATACAGGGTAGTATTCTCCTTGCCGCTGCGAAATCTATTTTTATTACAAGAAGAGGGCTGTATGACCAACAAGGGATTACAAATTTTGTAACGAGGATTGAATGTGAAAAGCATAAGGCTGAAATAGCAGCACAAAGAGTTGAGTTAGATAGGAGAAAAGATTTGACAACTCGTATGATGTGTGTAAAAATGGACGAATTAAAAAAAGAAATGTTTGAAATAATAAAAAAATTAGACGTTTATATTGCGAGCCAAAAACATGAAAAACATGACCGTACGTGAACTTAAAGAAAAACTTGAAAACGTCCCTGATGATGCTGTAGTGTATTATCAGCGGATTGAGGATCACTACTTCGATTGCGGCTGGAAAACTACCGAGATTGAAACAAGCGACTACATAAAAGCGTTTACCGCAAAATACCATGAAGATAGTAATGCTTTTGTCGTGAATGCGCATTATTGAAGTGCTCACGTTGGGATCGCTTCAACTAAGTGAGCGGCGAAATAGAGAGCGTCGCTCCCTTACGAGAGCAAAGACTGTATCATCAGCATTCTTGCGGTGGATGGAGCAGGCCGGTTGGCGGCATAAGCGAAAATTCTATATCAGCATAGCCTATGTCGGCTATGGATAATTCTGAGGGGGGAATATGAAAAAAATTATAGCAATTCTTATCTTCGCAATTTTATTACTTGGTTGTGGGGATGATAAAGATTCGATAACACCTCAATGTAGGCACTATAGCGTATTACGGGCTCTGACCTTCAGCGAAAACTATGTAGTTAGGATAGCTTACGGTAAAAATAGTACCGGAGCGACTCATTCTCAAGCCCAGGCACTTATAGATGGAAAATGGAAATGGTTGCAGAATGATGAAATGCCTGTTTATGTTGGTGAGCAGGAAGTTTTAACAATTGCTCATTATGTACCTATAGAGAAGGCTCTGGATTGGACGAAGCAAATCAAAAAATAAAGGAGAAATAGATGTTTGTTAATCCGACAGGTTTGAGTATTAGAAATGATTCTAAAGGTTTGGGACATCATGGAGCTCCGAGAGGTTTAAGAAAACATAACGGAATAGATCTTCTCTGCACTCCTAACCAACCTATTAAAATGCCAGTAGCTGGTATTATCGTAAGAGAATCCTTACCATACAAAGATAACTTAGAATGGAGGGGAGTTCATATCGTTTCGGATAGAATAGAACTAAAATTATGGTACTTTTTACCGGATTTGAATTTAATAGGTTCTTATGTACGCCTTGGAGATATAATTGGATATGCTCAGGATATAAGTCGAAAGTATTCCGGAGTTCTCCCTCACGTGCATTTACGGGTTGTTACAGTCGATCCGATGTTAATTTTTTTTAATGAAACAGGTTTTCTTTCGAAATAACAAACTGCGTCGCTCCCGCATGGGGAGCGTGGATTGAAACGAACATCTGACATATTCCCACGGTTAAAACACGTGGGGTTCTAACATAGAACCAAAGTTTGTGGTTTTTAAACCACATCAGGCCGAGCTTTCTAACTCAGTCCGGCTTAAAGCCGAGGCATATCAGTGTGCCTCTTGAGATTGAGCGTTTAGCCCAACCTCAGCGATGTTCCGAGATGCGCCATAATCAGAATTGCACTGAAAATCACATTTCTTGCATCGGAAATTAGCTTGAGTTTGTCGATTAGAGCGAGAAGTGAAACCGCATTTATAGCACCGTCTCGACGTGTTTCTTGGGTCAACCAGCAACACCTCAATGCCAATACGTCTTGATTTATAAATTGTGAAATCAACCAATTGTTTAAAAGCCCAAGACGACATCATTCGATTAAATCGTTTGGATCCTCTTGCTCGTTCTCTAATGCCTTCAAGTTTCTCAAAACAAATAACAGGGTTGTCATATTGAGCAGCTATATCGACAATCTCTTTACTAATTTTATGGTTGGTATCAGTCATCCATCTTCGTTCATGGCCTCTCGACATTTTAACCTTGTCAATCCTGCCATGCTTCTGATACCTTTTACGGATATCAGCAAAATGTTCTCTTTTGTGCCTGATTTCTTTGCCATCAAATATCTTAACCATATCAGGCGTAGAAAGAGTTGCAATGCGGACTATTCCAAGGTCAATGCCGATAAAAGTTTTGTCACCGGAACGTCCGGCAGGCATTGTTTTGACTGGAAGCATTGCGTACCACTGGCCATTGCGTTGAAAAAGCTTAGCGTCACCTTTAACAGATTTAATTCTATCTTTAAACTTTTCTGGCACACAAAGCGGAAGCCAAATATATTCACCACGTTTCCCTGTAGAGCAGCGCAAGGCAACCCTGTTGTCAGTGGTCTCAATCGAATAAGCATTAACACCAAGTCCAATACCTTGACAACCATTAACCTTCGGAAATTGAGCATTCTTTTGTTTCTTTCTCAGTTGGAAAAAAGAACGAGCAAGAGAAACCGCAGCATTAACGCTCATTCTTGCATAGTCAGAAGGCAACCCAAGCTTGCGTGCAGGATAATAAGAAACATTATGTATCTTACCCCTGGAGCTGGTAGAAAGATCGTTTGCAGCATCAAGACCGAGTTGAACAGCATTAGAAAATATATTAGCCATATTCTCAAGCCATTCAGCTTTGTGTTTATTTGGTTTGATAATTTTAACTATGACGGCTTCTGTGTTTTGCATAATCATATTATAGTTACGTAAAACGCAGTTGTCAAGTAATTTTATTAATATTTTTTTAAAAAAAAAAGAAAGGGTGCCGATTCCTCCCACGACTGAAGTACGTGGGCTTCCTCGGCATAAATAATCGTGAGCTTAATAACAACGCTCAAGTCGTTTCTATCAGCCCCAAAGGCTATAGACAAGGCTTTGGATGTCGGAGAGAAAATAACGTCAGGGATCATCTCTGGACTGGACAAATTGGTTTTCACGGATGAGGAACTGGCTGACATAAAGCAGAAATCAAACGAACTCTTACTTGAATTCTGGGGGAAAATCGCAAATGAAAACACTGAACAGAGTAAAGCCAGGCGCTCTCTCGCCATGATGACGTTCAAAGTCTATTTCTTTTTGCTGCTGGCCGGTGTGGTGGTTTACAAAATAGATACAGCTTACTCTCAGTTTATTTTTGACGTGGCTGGTACTTTGACGTGGCTTGTTTCAGGTATTGCAGCGATTTTCTTTGGCCCCCACCAGTTGTCGAAAGTAATTAAGAAAAAGTGATTATTTCTGAACCCACCAGCATCAACATCATGATAGTATCTCTTTCTCTTTCTCTTTCTCTTTCTCTTTCTCTTTCTCTTTCTCTTTCTCTTTCAGACATGAGTCCTCATTGAATATTCAATGAGGACTCAATGAGTCCTCCTTCATCCTTCGAACGTAAAAGCTCAAAATCAAAAACCGTGCCAACTATTCAGCGAAATAAGTAACCTGGCCATTTCAATCTCTGTTTATACAGGCCATCAGTTCCCCTCAGTTAAAAACTCAAAACCCCATATCATCCTATTCAATACTTTTGAATTTAGTAATATCTGCAATCAAATCAACATATTACAGTACAAGTAAAATGATGATTTTTGAATAAATCGCTGTTTATGCAGTCTCTCAGTAAAAGAAAAACTATCGAACGTAAAAGCTCAAAATCAAAAACCGTGCCAACTATTCAGCGAAATAAGTAACAATTGTATTTTTTAATATATGTAGTTGTCAAGCAAATAATAAAAAATAATTAACAATTCATCCCACGACTGAAGTGCGTGGGCTTTCTTGCCTAAAACGTCGTAACTAAAGAAAATAATTAAAATAATTTAAAAACATTGCATTATTTCCTTGACAAATGTATTTTTAATCCTTATTATTAAATTAACAAAACAATTAACCTCAAAAATGAAGGAGAGAACATGAATAACACAGAGAGCAAGCTCAAAATAACATGGCACAATGACTACACCACATACCATGAGGGAAGGTATGAAGAATTAGCCGATATGCTGGCCAGGGCGAAGACAGACCTGTCATACAGGGATCATCTCTGGATAGCATAATAATCTAACAGCACCGGCCTCGGGAGGGGCCGGGAGAGGTAAATATCATGGCAAAAACAGAATAACATGGATATCAAGGAAATAATAAAAAAGGAGGCATTTAAAATCGGAGGCTATGTCAATAACCCACGACTAAAGTACGTGGGTTTCCTGCCCGGAGGTAAATCATGAATCTAAGTTGGCAAGAAGGATTAGAAGAGGCAAGTAAAAGAATGTCGGCTCCAAAAGAAAAACCAAAAGAGCAGATAAAAAACTACAATGTCAATGGAGCGACAGAGCGGATTATGATAAAATCTTTGTATAACCTTTATGAATTAGATAAACTTGTTAAAAGAACCGGATTGAGCGGACTTGTGTCAAGGATAGAACCGATTGGAGAGTCATATTATCAAATTGATATGGTAAAGAAACCGGTCCTTGTTAGAGGAGATGAGACACAAAGAAATGTGTTGGAACTTTTGGGGCAGGTGGTTGCAAGTGCAAACGGATTGCACTGGAGCTTGGAGAAAAAAGAAGACACAGGATATTATTAGAGGAGGCAACGAAACAGAATGATATATACACAAAATGATATAGATAACAATCCTCTGTACGAGGAAGTAATGGAAGAAATAAATGAATTGCATGAAGAAATGGACGAGCCGGACGAATTTGATCCGGACGAAACAAAACGAACAACAACCGGCAACCAACTAGATCCATTTTGGGATGCTGGAAATATCGGCGAATGGGATGAAGAGGAAGAAGAGGTAGTTGAGAATGCACAAGGGCAGCTCAACTGTGTGTATGCCGGACTCGGGTTATATGGTAATGGTGGGATATCTCACTATTACCGGTCTTCGGAATGGGTTGAGTTTGTTGAGCTGGCAGAAGATATCATAGATAGATACCACGCAGATGGCGCCTATGAAAATCTGTGTGAGCAATAACCGACCTCAGCAAGTCTAAACTGCTGGAAAGTAGGGAATATTATGCTACCACAAGAATTTTGGGCGGCACGATATAGGGAGACTGAAAGCTACCATATCCGGTCAGCAGGATATGAATTTCTTGGCACCGACAAAAAAACAGGGAATCTGCTATGGGAGAAAAATGGTAGGGTGATGGCTGAATGCCCCGGCGCTGGACGTAATTGGATATCTACTGGCGGGAAATTTAAAGAAATTAAAAATAAGGAAGGAGGTGGAGAATATGCATGAATATGTAAGGAGATGCAACGCCATAAAAACGGGAGTTGGAGTTCTCAAAATAGACGATAAAATAGAGCTATGGACACGTAGCGCAACGGGTGTCGGTTTCCAGATCGATGGGCACAGAGATATTAAAGCAAATAGCACTATAATAATTAAGGCCAAACTCAATGATAAGTACGTATGCCCTAGAAAGCTGAAAAATAGAAAAGTCTTTTATCGGTTTTATACTGGAAAAGATAAAAACGGCATAAATAGGCGCTATTTATATCTGGCGGCCAGGAGCAATGATTTTGTGTATCGAGGTAGCAGGCTCATTATGCTAACTAGGAGCAATGGTGCCTCCCTTCTTTTGGAAAAATCATTGAGAGAACGATTAAATATCCTGCGTAAAGATTACTATGGAGGTTATCAGCCTGATTTCTCAGCCGATAACCTAGCGGCAGAACTTTTCCCAGAAGAAGGGTATTGAAAACATGAAATCTCGGACGACCATCTGGAGACACCAGGTTGGGAAAAGCAAGAAATATTATCCTAAAGGGTTGACAGATAGTATCTGATATGATATATTTCATTAACTTTTATTAATTTGCTTGACAAGGGGGATAAAATGAAATATATTGTAAGTAGAAAAGCGGCAGAAACATTAGGCGTGCATCCAAATACTTTACGAAAATGGGCGAAAGAAGGTAAAATTGAATTTATCACAGCAGCTTCAGGACAGCGTAGATACAATGTCGATGGATATCTTGGGACGGCAAAACAACTTGAGACAGTTTGTTATTGCCGAGTTTCCAGCTACAAGCAAAAAGACGATCTTGAACGACAGGTTGAGTTTATGTCCGAAAAATACCCTGACGCCAGAATCGTTAAAGATATCGGTTCAGGGCTTGGATTCAAAAGAAAAGGCCTTTTATCCATTTTGGAATCAGCATGCTCAGGAGATAGCATCTCACTTGTGGTTGCCTATAAAGACAGACTTGCAAGATGGGGATACGATATTATCAAATGGATTGTTGAACGCAGCGGTGGAAAAATCGTGGTTCTCAACAGAATTGAATTATCCCCGGAGTCCGAGCTCACTAATGATTTGTTATCCATACTTCATGTCTTCTCATGCAGAATGCACGGACTTAGAAGCTACAAGCTCAAAATTGCTAAGGATTTCACCGACAAAGGAACAAAAAAAGATATTCAAAGCATGGACTGATTGCAGCAGATATGTGTTTAATCAAACTTTTGATTATATCAGATCGTGTATAGGCTGGACACCGACATGGATGGATATTAAAAAAGACATGTTAAAACAGTTGCCTTTATGGTGCAAGCCCGTTCCGTTTCAGATTAAAGGCATCGCTGTTAAAGAAGCCTGTGATGCTTTTTGGAAAGCCAAAGGTGATCCTAAGTTTAGATCAAGAAAGAGTCCCGAGCAAAGTTGTTTTATCCCGAAAACAGCATTAAGTTTAAACGGTATTTATCCAAGGATATCAGGTAAAGGTTTATATTTCCAGGAAAAATTACCTGATGATCATAAAGACAGCCGGTTAATCTGGCGTTTTGAAAAGTGGTGGATGGCTGTTCCTTACAAAGAAAAACTATCTATCGGCGAGAACCAAGCCAAAATAGTTTCTCTTGACCCAGGGATTCGATCATTCATCACTTTTTATTCTCCTGAATATAGCGGGCATCTTGGCAAGGGAGATTTTAGCAGAATTCAGCGTTTGTGTTTTCATTTAGACAATCTTATTTCAAAAAGAGATTTAACTATCGGTAAACAAAAACGCAGATCGCTTACAAAAGCATCCAGGCGAATGCGTGCTAAAATCAAACATTTAATAGCAGAACTTCATCACAAAACAGCTAAATTCCTGACTGATAATTTTGACGTGATCTTGCTACCTACGTTTGAAACAAAGCGAATGACAAGCAAAATAGGCCGCAAGCTTCGCAAGAAAAGCGTTCGATCAATGCTGACTTTTTCGCATTATAAATTCAAACAATTTTTAAAGTGGAAAGCCTTTCAGACAGGAAAAACAGTTGTTGATTGTGATGAATCGTACACCAGTAAAACACACCCGCAAACAGGCGAAATCAAGAATATTGGTTCAGCCAAGTGGATTAAGTTACTGGACGGGTCAAGAGCAGATAGGGATCAGGTAGGAGCGAGAAATATTCTGATTAAGTTTTTGTCAGAACATTTCTCTTTGGGAGATACCCCCATGCCAGAAATGGTGTGCAGTTAACGTAAGTTAAGAAAAAAGTATCGGAGACCCGTTTTTTCGTCAGGAGAGAATCCGACTCTTAATGTTGGCAGTCCCTTTTCATTTTCGCCAGACTGTCATCAACGCATAACAAAACTTGGTTTTATCAATTATAAGAACAATGGGGGATGTGGTTATGGCAAAACAAGACTATCTAAAAAAGGAAGAGCGCAGGGGGTATCAGTGGCCGGCAAGCGGCTTAACTGGGAATGAAATGGCTATTTTGGCGGATTGGCGAGAAAAGACAAAAACGCCCATATCAGAATTATTAAGGCAGGCTGTAGAGAAGATAAACAAGATTATTATCAATCAAACAACGTGTAATTAAATCAGAGAACAAGGGAGGGAAAACGATGAAAAGAGTTATTAATAGAAAAGTATATGACACGGAAACGGCCACAGCAATTGCAACAAATGACTGGAGCGACGGTAGTAATAAATATAATTGCGGACGTTCTGCAAGCTTATACCGGACAAAAAAAGGTAGTTATTTTGCTGTCCACGAAACGTGTTGGCAGGGGGAGCACGACTCGATGGAACCACTCTCTGTAGGAGATGCTATCAAATGCTACGAAGAAATGCACGATCAGCGTATCGAATTTGAGGAAGCCTTCCCGGGAGTAGGCATTGAAGAGGCATAATTAAAAATAATTTAACATGACCCGGCCTCGCAAGGGGCCGGGAAGGAGAGAGGGAACAATATCAAGAATATTGGATTGACTCAAAACTCAGAACATTGGAGAGATTAAAAATAGTGATAGATATTCCACATATAACTACTGAATCTGGTAGCCTTAAATCTTTCGTGGACGGTTATGTTTTGGGTGAACATGGAGGCTCTGTTTATTATCTGTCTATCTTTGGAGCTGTTGGAGCGACACAGGCCGTGGGTGCAAGTATTGTTTCTAATAAGATAGTTCGACTATATGGTGCAGGCGAATACGGAAAAGATCTTTACAGGCAATTCGGGAAGGTTAAGTATCGAATGATTAGCCAGAGATTACCGGTATCTAAAATGTTGAGTATGGTTATTCTTTCGGAAAGCTGCATGTTATCGGACGAGCAGGACTTCGTAATTATTATCAAAAATGAGGATCCAAAGGATATTTTGTTTAGAAATCTTATTCACCGTTCGGAAATTCCGCTGCATTCAGCCTGGAAGGAATGGCTTTGGGAAACCTTTGTGCATTTTGAATGGATAAATGAGTTGCCGGGTTATAAGATGTCTGGATATGAGGTTTCTTTCGATGATGATGAATTGGCAGATAAGATTGAGAGTGGGATTAAGAATGGGACCATGCCGGAGATAAAGAAATGATCGTAACAGCGCATGAAGGAAACGACAATTCGGACATGACAAAAATAATAGGCTCCAGCGCTTATGTGACAGCCGTAGGAGAGACTATCCCGGATGGCTGGTCTCTATATGCCAAGAACGGCAATGACATTAGATACAGCGTAATAGTTGCCTCTGATTATGAGGAAGCGAAAAGGATTAAACGAGAATTGGAGGAAAAAGAAAATGACCAAAGAACAATTAAAAGAAATAGCAAATGAATTACAAACACAGGACAATAGGGTCACAGCAGACCCGCTGTTTTGTGTATTTGAAAAAGAGCGTATTTATGGAGTGGATCCAGATTACACAGATACATGGGACTGGTGCAATTCTGAAGAGCAATGTTCATGTAAACCAAGCGATTTATGCGAATCGCATTCAGACGAATGTAGGAAGGTTTATTACGTAGATCGTGATCGATTTGTAAATGCTCATTTTACTGAAAAAGCCGCAAAACAGCATATTAGAATTAATGGGCACAATCTAATGAAACCGTTTATTTATGTTACGTCTTTATTTAGATGTTACGAGATGATTGAAATTAGGAATGCACTGTATAACAACGAGTTAGGTGACTTATGATTAAAATAGATATTAGTGAATATAAACCATATAAAGAATTTTACGATCTCCGAAAATTTAAATTATCAAACAGATTATTTAGAAGATTATGGAAAATACAAGGGACGTTATACGAAATGACTAAAAACCAAATCTATTATAAAAAATGGCATCCTACACAATGGGAGAAAGCTAAGGAATTAAGTGCATATTATCAATCGCTATTACTGAAACGCACCTAACACAGCACTGGAGATAACGGAAGAAGGTCAGCAGGAAAGCGTGAAATAATTTATCAGAGATACTGCTCGTCGCCGTATCTCAGTTATATCGTTAGACGTAAAGGCATAGCAAAAAAATGAAACATGAAATTAAGTTGATCTTTTGTGCGTGTGGATGTGGCGAAAAAATTCCGAACAGAGACAAGAACGGTGTGAAAAGGCGTTATGTGCATGGACATAATATGATAGTTAGCGCTGATAAGCGATTTTGGGCGAAGGTAAAGAAGTCTAAAGAAAAAAATGGGTGTTGGGAGTGGACTGGTTGCAAGTATAAGTCTGGAGCTGGCCAATTTCGCTATAACAGAAAAAATGTTTTGGCTCATAATTTTGTTTGGATGCTTAGGTGTGGAGAGATTCCTAAAGGAAAGCGTGTGATGCAGCAGTGTGGAAATAGGAGTTGTATTAGATCAGACCATCTCTTTTTGGAGAACGACGATTGGGAGACACGGTTTTGGAAATATGTGAAGAAATGTGAGAACGGGTGTTGGGAATGGAATGGACACAATAGAAACAGATATGGCTTGTTTGCACGGATAAGGGGTGTCACCGAATCTGCACATAGGATTATGTGGGAATTGAAAAATGGACCAATCCCTGAAGGCAAACAAGTATTGCATAAGTGTGATAACCCGCCATGTTGTCGCCCTGATCATTTATTCTTAGGAACGATAACAGACAATATGGCCGATATGGTAAAAAAGGGTAGACAGTATAAAAAGATAGAAGATGAAGATGTCGTTGAAATAAGACAGAGATATGCTAAGGGAGGTATTTCACAAAGGAAATTAGGAGCAGAGTTCGGAATAAAGCAAATGCAAGTATCAGGAATAGTAAGAAGAGTTCGGCGAAAAGGAGTATGTTAATGGCTAGACTGGCAAGCATAGTAAAATGTGGATTCTTTCCTTCACCTCCAGAAGTGATTAAAACAATAAGTTCATTTTTAAAGGCGGATGAACCGGTTGGTAGATTGTTAGATCCATGCTGCGGCGACGGAATAGCTTTATCGGATATTGCAATTGGATTGCAGATGAAGGATGTAAAAACGTTTGGAGTTGAAATAGACAAAGAAAGAGCGAAGCGTGCCGGTAGTATATTGACAAGGGTAATAAGTGGAGATTTGAATAGAATTCGAGCAAAACATGGTTCTTTTTCATTAATGTTACTTAACCCTCCGTATCACAAGGATTCAGGAGACGACCAAAGGCTGGAGCATAAATTCCTGACCGAGACGACCAAATATTTAAAGGCCGATGGATTATTGATTTTTATCATTCCGCAAAAGCAACTGATAAAGAAGACCTGCCGATTTCTTGCGTCGTGGTTCCATAAGTTTCTAGTCTATAGATTTCCGGGAAAAAGCTACGATGCATTCGGACAACTCGTGCTGTTCGCGACAAAGAAACAAAAACCACTTTTAGAAGAAATGGCATACGCCAGGCTGCAGGCTGTTCCGGAAACCATCCTGAAAGAACTACATGTAAAAGACAATCCGATATACACGATCCCAAAAAACAGCATAGATGAGAAATCGTTTTATATCCACAGCCTGGACATTAACATAGACGAACTATTGGTAGAGGTTGAAGAATATGGAGCTTGGAAGCAGGTAAAGCGTATGGTTTCACCTCCGATGGAAAATGTAAAAGGAAAGGTATTGATGCCATTAAGGCGCGGTCACTTGGCGGTACTTGTGGCATGTGGACTTTCGGACGGACTTATTGAGAAAGGAAACAAAAGACTGCTCATTAAAGGGGTGGCCAGAAAAGAGAAATTAGTTACTACCGAGCATACTGGAGATACCGTTATTGAAAAGAGCACTGACATAATTAAAATAGGCATAAAATGTATAGATTTGCAGACCGGCAAAATGACTAATGTTGAGTGAAACAGTCAGCAACCCACAACTAAAGTACGTGGGTTTCCTGCCCGGAGGTAAATCATAAGGAGCATAAAATGCAACAAATGGATTGGACCGGAAATAAAAAGACAACATTTTCAACACTTGGCGCATCTTCCCATAGTGAACACGAAAGAGAAATTAATGATTATTATGCCACAGACCCGATTGCAATAAAGCCTTTGATAGAAAGAGTTAAATTAACTCAAACTATATGGGAATGTGCCTGCGGCGAGGGACATCTTTCAAGAGAATTAGAAGTATTCGGATATACAGTAATCTCAACGGATATTATTAATAGGGGGTACGGAAGTGTACTGGATTTTCTAAAAGTAAAAGAAATCAAGCCTATTGATTATGATATAGTAACAAATCCACCGTATAAATTTGCAAAACAATTCATAGAAAAGGCTTTGGAAATAAGCAGAGAAGGCGGCAAGGTATGCATGTTTTTAAAACTCACATTTTTAGAGGGACAAGCAAGATATAATCTTTTTAAACAGAATCCACCAAAATATGTTTATGTTTTTTCGAGACGAATTAGGTGTGGATTAAATGGAACTTTTAAAGGTTCTTCTGCCGTTTGTTTTTCTTGGTTCGTATGGGAAAAAGGAAATAAAGATAAACCGACAATTGATTGGATTATATAGAGATTCTTTGAGAAGCGAAAATAACATAAGCCATGAAAATAATTAGATAAACACGCCCTTTTCTATTGACAAATGTTTAAATATTTTATAGGATAAAATAAAAACACAAAGCGGAGGCAAAAAATGTGGAACACACCATCTAAACAAACCCTATCCAAAATACCCTGCCTATACAAGACAGAGGGAGTATCCCTGAAGGATAAACAGATACACCTTCTTAAAAAGATGAGTAAGCAGCAACTTGCTGATAGCTTTGGTATTTCGTATAGTCACACATCACAAATAATAAAGAATGAAAAATGGAATGAAAAGGATTATTCGATTGAATACTATTAAGCTTGTTGATTTTCTGGATGAGTATCAAGACGAGATAGCCGATTCAATCATTCGCGACTACCCGCCTGTATATACGTTTAACGATAGAGAAAAATATGTTGATGATATAAAGAAACTGAAGCGCAAGCCATTCCTGTGCCAAATGGACGCAATAAGTGCCTTGGCAAAGCTATTTTCAACAGAGGCCTCCGGAATCTTGGTCGGGGAAATGGGCACAGGTAAATCATTGATTTCTATAGCAATAGCCTATGTTTGTAAGTTTAAAAATGTACTTATTACAATGCCTCCACATTTGATATCGAAATATGAACGGGAAGTAATGATAACGATGCCGGAAGGTACCGCAAAGTGTCACCATCTTAAAAAGTTCACAGATGTTGATAAAGCAGTGGCATCGGCCAATGATGATCTGTATCACTTTTTCATTCTTGGCAGGGAGAGAGCAAAATTAAGCTATCAATGGAGACCGGCGTTTAATATAAAACAGAAAATTATTGAAATACCGGTAGCGGATAATGGAAATAGCCACATTGTTAAAAGAAAAGTAATATTGGTTTGCTGCCCAAGATGTGGGGAGTTAATATATGACAAGGAGGGAATACCGCTTGGGCCAGAGGATCTTACTAAAAAGAAGACGGTGTGCGCTAACTGTAACGAACAAATGTGGCAAGCCAAGCAGGATGGCCCGAGACGATTTGCAGTTGCAGAATATATCAAGCGAAAACATAAGAATTTTTTTGACTTACTTGTGCTTGATGAATGTTTTCCAGCTGGCATTAAAGTAAAGACTAAATATGGAGAAAAAAGCATAGAGGATATAAAAATAGGTGAATATGTACTGTCTTTGGACGAAGATGGACTGGTTTATAAGAAAGTAGTTAGAGTCTTCAAGAAACTTGTCACTGGTCCTCTTGCGAATATTAAATATACTGATGGAAATCTGTTGTGTACAAAGAACCACAATATTTATACCAATCGAGGAAAGATAAGGGCTGGTCAAATACAGTCAGCTGATATCATTTGGCGCTTAGAGGAGTGTAATCATGAAGAAGTGTGCAAGGTGTGGAAAAACACTAAAGAAAGAGAATGCCAAATATTGTTCAAAGAAATGTTTTTCATTGGCAATAACACAGTATCCAAAAACGATAAAATGCAAGAGATGTGGGAAAAGCATGGTAGTTTATCGAGGGGGAAAAAGAAGCAAGAAATATTGTTCAGAAGAATGTCGACATTCCAAAAAAAGAAAATATCCATTTACAAGAGCATGCAAAGGGTGTGGCAAGGATATTTTAATAACATGCTCATCAAGACAAAAAAGACGTTTTTGCAATCCTTCCTGTTTGGTAAAATGGAGAATGCAGCATCCAGAGATGAGACCAAAAATAGTAATGACGGAAGAGCGAAAGCGAAAAATTGGAGAAAAGCAAAGGATTGCTCAGCAACGAAATCCGGAGTTGAGGAAAAACATATCAAAGAGAATGAAGCTAAACAACCCTATGAAACGACCAGAAATACGGAAAAAGGCTATCGAAGCGATGAGAGGGATGCCTTTCCCTGTAGAAAGAGGAGGCCGCGGGAAGGGACCGACCGTCCCACAAGCATTATTGGAGACAATACTTGGGTGGCCGATGGAGGTTACAATAAAGACAGGGAACAAAAAAATGCCATACTATTACAGTGCGGATTTGGCGGAAGAAACCTTGAAAATTGCAGTGGAGTGCGATGGGATTTCACACAAAATGTCAAAGGTGATTGCGCGGGACCGAAGAAAAGACGAGATTTTACGGAAACTTGGATGGGTTGTATTGAGATTCAAGAACAGAGAAATTATAGAAGACACAAAGAGGGTAATTTTAGAAATAGAAGAGTGTGTCCTAAAGAGGTCATTGGAGTTGAAGAGGTCAAGATAGCGCAGGTATATGTATATAATATAGAGGTTGAAGAAACCCATAACTATTTTGCAGATGGAGTTCTTGTATCAAATTGTCACGAATATCGTGGTAGAAGTTCCGCACAAGGAATAAGTGCAGGCAATTTAGCCTCTGTTTGCAAACGATCTCTTGGTCTCTCGGGTACGATAGTGGGGGGTTATTCATCGAGTATTTTTCATTTATTGTACAGAATAACGAAAAGATTTAAAGATGACTATAAACACGATGGAGTAAATTCTTGGATTAGCGATTACGGAATACTTGAACAGATAACAAAGAAATCAGCAGACGATTATAGCGACAACTCACAAAGTAAGGGAAAAAAATACGTATCGGCTCCTAGAGAAAAACCAGGAATTTCCCCGGTAATTCTGCCAAAATATCTTTTAGACAAAACTGTATTCATTCGACTAAGCGACATAGCAATAGACCTACCACCTCTTACAGAGGAAATTGTTGATATTGAAATGTCAGCGGAACAAGAAGATGCTTACAACAACCTATACGATGATCTTAGAATTGTTTTACTTGCAGAATTACAACGTGGCAACAAATCGCTTCTCGCTGTATATCTTCAGGCGTTATTGACATATCCTGACAGGTGCACCGTCGGGGAGTTTGTGTATAAAAAAACAGAAGGCGAAGAAGACCTGCTTATAGCATCGGCGCCGGCATTAAACGGTGACGTTTTATACCCAAAAGAACAGGCAATTATAGATCTGATCAAATCGGAAATGAAAGAAGGAAGAAAGGTTCTTGTGTTTTGTACCCATACCAACAGAAGAGACGTAACGGCACGACTGCAAGAAAAAATTCAATCTTTTGGAATAAGATCAGAAATATTAAAAGCAAATGTAGCTGCAGAAAAAAGAGAGGCATGGATTAAGGACCACGTAAACGATCTTGATTGTCTTATTACCAATCCTGCCCTTGTGCAGACCGGACTTGACCTTGTAGAGTTCCCCACAGTGGCATATTGTCAGTCTGGATATTCTGTCTATACCCTGAGACAGTCGTCAAGGAGATCTTGGAGAATAGGCCAAGATAAGCCGGTTAACATATACTATTTTGTTTATAGAGCTACCATGCAGGAGCAAGCCCTGAAGTTAATGGCCCTTAAAATGAAAGCAAGCCTTATCATAGAGGGTGAACTTGGAGAGGACGGGCTTGCCACATATAATGTTGGAAATGATAATCTGTTCTACGAACTTGCCAGGAATATCGCAAATAACATCTCAATAGATGGAGACCTGGAAACTATCTGGAAAACTGCACAGAAAAAGAAAGTAGATGGAAGTGATTTGTTGATAGAGAAAACGGATATTGTGCCATCCCTTAACGACATTGTAGTGATTCCAGCAATAAAAATAGAGGAAAAGCATGAACTTTCCGCTTGGGATAAGCTGTATGTGGCCATGATGCAAGAACAGGAGAAGAAACAGGATATTATGAGAGAGCGTAGAGAGAAAAGAGAAAGATTAAGACCAGCGGACGCACATCAGCAAATAGGATTGTTTTGATGAATACAGCAAAAACAATAAAATATTTACGCAAACGGATACCCAAGTTTGAATGTAAAAAATCTTGTACAGATTGTTGTGGGCCGATTGTGTTCTCAAAATGGGAGTGGGACCAAGTAGAAAACAAGAAGACAGCGACCTCGCTTGATTGTCCTTATGCAAGCGAAGCCGGATGTGAAATATACGAACAAAGACCGATCTTATGCAGATTATTTGGAACCGTTCCAAAGATGAAATGCAATCATGGACGCGGGCATGCCAAACTTCTATCTGCTAAGAAAGAGAAAGAAATAATGAGGAAATATTATGAGATCATGTAAAATAATTAAAAAACATTGCATTATTCCCTTGACAAATGTTTTTTTAATTATTATTATCTAATTAACAAAACAAATTAATCTTAAAAATGAAGGAGAGAGAAGATGAAAACAATTGACAAACAAATGGAAGATACAGCAAAAAAATTCATCGATGACTTTTTAAAGTGGAAAAACGATCCCATTAAAGAACACAAGGATGAAGATTATGAGTGTAAATTGCGGGAAATGGTCAAAGCCTTAATGGAATAATAATAAAATGCCGAGTTATCGGTTGAGCAATCTGGAGGAGTCAAGATGAGAGTAGAACTATATAAAATAATAGATGGCTGGATAAGGCTGGTTGATTATGGTGTTTTGTCACAAATGGAAAACTATGCAAAACAGGGATACATTGTGGTGAAAACAGATGAGGCAAGACAATCAAAAAAGAATCAGGATGTTGGAAAGTGAAATAGTTTATCTATCCAGATTATTAAATTAACAAAACAATTAACCTAAATAATGGAGGTAAGACAATGGAAACAACCGACATAAATGTTGCCCATAAACTTTTGTCTCATTTTCAGGTATTAGCTTGGGAGCGCTTGAAGGACACGGTCTGGTGGAAGACCAGTCCTAAGAAAGATATAACACTGCAAATAAAAGGGATAGAGTATAGGGAAACCAGCGGTCTTTATAGTAGGGGCAACACTCTATTCGTTGTGGCCGTTGCTACCGCAGGAAATGGAGAAAGTCAAGAAATTTTAATTCCGATAGAAGAACCAACCACAAAATCAAATAGCGGATAATTAACATAGCTGACCTCAGCAGGTCGAAAAAGGCTGGAAAGTAGGGATATATGCGGAGACAAATAGGAACATTCCACGGCAGAGATGTGTATTGGACTCACGACGGCCTGGCTATTGAGATGGACTTCAGTTATCTCGTTGCGCTGGATCTTGAAATGATCGAAAACATACGAAAACAAGTTGGAGGTTATTATGCTTAGATATTTAGTCGCTGCTTTATTATGTTTTGGCCTGGCCTGATTTTTAATGTTGTTTTTGGCCGGATTGATTTAAAACTTAAGCCCCGGGTTTTCCGGGGCTAAGGATACTAGTTAAACAACTTTTAAACAGGAGGATAATATGAAAAAGAGACTTATGGCATTATTTGTAATTTTGGGAGCGCTCAGTATGATAAGTATTGCTGAGGCCACATTGGTAACAGTTGAATGGGACATAACCGTTAATAGCCGGCTTAATTATAATGATAGTACTAATGAACAAATTGGCCCCATACATTCATACGCTTCAGCCACATTTGACAATGTAGTTACGTCTTCGCGTGATCAATGTGATGGTCATAGTACAGTAACATATTTCTCAGAGGATTATGATTTGGTATGGGTTACACCAATGGAGGACTTCATAGCTAACAATTTGTATAACGGTAACTATTCTACTGGAATATCTTATGCCTATGCAGTAACATTTGAAGCGTCTTCTGTTTGTCCTGAAGGAAGAACAGTAGGTTTGATGTCACAACTCATAGACACAGATAGTTCATGGAGGTATAATATTGATATTGTCAAGCGTGAACATTCACAAACTGGGATGGAAGACTATGCTTTCACTCCTGAACTTCTTCTGGATTATTATAACAACCTAAAAGCATCTGGTGAGCAGTTAGATTATTGGGAACGCTCCATTCGCACAGGCCCATATTATGGATATTCATGGAGTGGTACTGCCGTTGTTTCTGACGTTATTGATCATTCTAATAACACTCCCATCCCTGAACCAGCGACCTTGCTACTATTTGGCATTGGCTTGGCGGGCTTGGCTGTTATTAAGAAATTGAACTAAACTTCCGGATTGATTTAACTCTTGCGCTTCGGAGGTCAACACATAGTAAACATTTTACCGACAAACACTAACAATAAAGTTTAGATTCGCAAGCTGTCTGCATACAGTGAAGACATAAAATTTGACTGAGACTGTCGGAGAGACGACACGGAGAATCGGAGAACGAGCGCTTGCGGTATCACTCCGCAAGCTTTGGGAGATCCCCCCATGCAAAAGCATGCAGTTAACGAAAGTTAAGAAAAAAGGATCGGTGGAATAGTTTGGATAACATATTGGGTAATTTGATATGAGGTGTGAAATGAATAAATTAGGATTGTATGGTGGAACAGCATGGATTGGATATTGGTCGGGATTCACAACAAGCCATGTAGGAGAAACAAGCAAACTCGTAGTATACACGTGGGATTTTCCTGTGGTAATAGCTATATTTATGCTCATAACTTTTTCTTTGGGCTATTTTGCGGGGGGGGGGGCTTGGAATGAACTTAGATGAATTCAGAGAAAAGGAAATAGAAAGAGAAATTAATAGTTTAAGTCAATTTGAAATGTGTAGGTTAGTTAGGTTTGCTCCTTCGGGGCATAAATATTTTGACGAAAGAGAACCTTATTATAAACTCTTTGAAAAACGGTTTGGAGAACTCGGAGGTTTTACTCCAGAAATATCTAAACAGTTAGGGAGGTGAAAAGTGAATAAAATAAGCTTTTTGGTCGGTTGCTGGTTTTTGATATCCGGCAACCATTGGGATAATATGTTTTGGGTTGCGGCCGGACTGATGGTAGTTGGTTTTTTGATTGCAAGATGGCTGGTTAAAATAGTTTAAGGGTAGTGCAACCCGATTGCAGATAAAAAGAAATCTTTATATAATGATTTACACTTTTCCCTTGACAAAAGAATCCATCTGATATAGGATGAGCGATCAACTTACAATTAATTAAAAGGGGACGAAATGTTTAACAAAGGAAAAATTAAAGAGCTACGAGAAAAGAAAAAATGGTCGCTGGCAGATGTGGTTTACGAACTAGCAAAAAGGGAGCACAGGTATGCCAGACAGACTGTAAGCAATTGGGAGCTTGGGATAACAGAACCAAAAGCTTCCGATGTTGCGGCCCTGGCAGAGGCATTTGGTGTGCCTGTTAAAGTATTTTTTGAATAGGGGTGCCATGGAAGAAAAAGAATGGCAGGAGTTTGCAATATGGTTACATGAATTAAAAATGGGGAGGGCAAAATGACAGAGGTAAATTCAGTAGAAAAAGAGATAGAAAGGTATAAAAAGCTTGGGGCAAATCTGTTGGGACCTTCAATCCACGCTGGCGAAGTTTCACAGTTTCACAAGATTATAGTTGATTCGGTATTGTTATCGGTTGATCCAAATGATGGAGATGTCTATAGCTACAAGAAGGCAACAAACGATCAGCCTGCTCAGTTTATTATTGCTGGGCAAGGACTCCAGCGATTAGCTATGTGCGCTGGTATAGTATGGAGTCCAAACGATACCAGGGCAACGTCTCAGTCTCAAAAGTATGTAGCTTATCGTGCTGTTGGGTCTATTCGTAAAAGCGATGGAACGTTTACTGGATTTCAGGCAGAATATGATATAGACATAGATATCGTTGAAGATGACCTGCGCGAAAATTTCGCAGAAAAAAGAAAAAAATGGAGCGAGCAACAATGGTTTCAAAAGCTGGGGGCAGACGGTCAAAACAACTACATAGAGACAGCTATCCGTAAAGAGTTAAATTTCAAAAAGAAACACAAGACTAAGATCGCGGCTTCAGGGGCGAAAAATCGTGTAATTCGCGTACTGTTGGGTATCAAGAAGACCTATACACTTGCTGAATTAAAGAAACCATTCGTTATCCCGCGTGTAGTTCTAAGGCCTAATTATAATGACCCGGATGTAAAGAAAATGATGCTTGTGGCAGCTATCCAAGCACAAACAAGCATATTCGGCGCAGCTCCAAGTCAGTTATTGGAAGATTATGTACAATTGCCGGAAGAAGATCCTCCTATCGATATTCCGATAAGCGATTTTGACAATGAAGACCCCCCCGGACCAGAAACACCGGACAACCTTACCAGCAAAAAAGCAGACTTCCTTGCATCTGACAATCAGTCTAAAATAACCATACTTGATGCAATGGCAAAGATGGCCGGCTACGATCTTCATCAAATTAAAAAACCGCTGGACAAGTTTACAGAGGAAGAACTCGAAGGTTTTTTTGATAGACTGGATGATCTTTTAGAAATTCCATTTTGATAGCCCGCGCTGAGCGGCCCGACGCGGGACTGCTTGGATATGTTTGTGTGGAACATTCCGAGCGACGGAATATCGGGCCGTGCCATGTACCTCCTGCTCGCTGGCAGACCGAGTGGCAAAAGTCTGCCCTCCATACAAGAAAGGAAACAGAAATGATAATGCCGTTCGGGAAATTTAAAGGACACGATTTAGAGAGCCTGCCAAGTTCATATCTTAAATGGTTGGCTGAAAACATCAACGAAGATATTCCAAAAAATAAAGCTATTTGCATGGCGGCAGATAAGGAATATTTGTTCAGGGAAAAGAATAGTTGTCATATTGAGTGAAAGAAAGAGGATAGCCATGATAAAACAAAGCAAAATAGAAATAATAAAAAGAGTGAGCTGTATTTTGGGATTGTACGGGCTTTCGGTGAGCATAGTCGTGTTTGCTGTTTACGGTGCTATTTGTTTTTTAAAGAAAATTGGGTGGCCGATATGGTGATAATAGGAAGTGATGTGAGAAAGTGTCAATATTGTGGCGGAGTGCTTTCTTTTAGAGACGACTGTGGTTTCTGTAGGAAGTGTGAGGAAGAGGTTAATAAGGTGGCCATGGAGATGAACAATCGTCGCCATTGAATGTTTAGTCGCTCCACGATGCGGGGGCAAGGTTTTCTAAAGGTAATAAAAGAAAACAGGAAAAGGAGGGCAAGGATGATAAAAACTATCCAGGAAAGATTAAACTGGTGCAACAAAAGGCTCAGCCAAATTATTTTTGCACAAAAGACTTTTGAACCTGCTGAACTGCCTTTTGCTTATGGTAGTGGTCGGATCAGGGAACTGGAAAATCAGATAGCGTTTCTTGAAGGCATTATCAAAGGCCACATAAAAGGAAAGGGGGTGATGAGATGAAAAAGATACTTCATTTCGGGGATATACATGCGCGCGATAAGGATATTGATGAGGTTGAGAAATGCCTTAATTTTATGGTATCTGTTGCTAAAGAAGAGCAACCAGATCTCTTGGTGAATGCAGGCGATACTTTTGATGCAGGTGGAATTCGCGCTGATAGTTTGTCTGCAAAACTTATCTTTAAGATATTTAAAGAATTGGCAGACATAGCGCCAGTTATTATTATCACTGGGACTCCCAGTCATGATAGTAATATTCCATCTCTTCTTAAATATATATCGGCAAGATACCCTATATTTGTTTCTGAGCGGCCAGAGCAAATCTATCTTTGCAAAGGTGATCTTAATGCAGACCCAGCAAAGCTTTTTGCACCTATAGAAGCCGTTATATCGACATTGCCATCGCCAACCAAGCAACATTGGAATTCAGACTCAAGTATTAATGAAACAGATGCGGAGATCGGGGCTGCTCTTAGTGGAATTTTTGCAGGATTTGGCGCTCAAGCTGCTCAATATGATTGTCCACATATCTTAATGATGCATTGTACTATAAGGGGAGCAAAGCTATCTGAAAATACTCAAATGATAGGCAGGGATATCGAAGTTGGAAAGGATCAGATTAAACTAACAAATGCAAACCTGGTTTGTTGTTCGCACATACATTATGCCCAGGCTATCGATAAAATCACATTCTATTCAGGCAGTCTCTTCCAGGGAGACTCAAGCGAGTTTGGCCAAAACTTTGGATTCTATATCCACGAAATAGATACTGCAAACCGATTGCAGGCATCTAAATACATCATCACACCCTATACAAAATTATATGCAATCAAACATGATTTCACTGACTCACAAGGCGACTTCCTGGTGCCCTTCACACCGGAAACTCTAAAGAATGTGCGGGATGCGGTAGTAAAAGTCGAGATAAAAGTTTTTGAAGATGAAGTTGCAAAAATAGATCGTGAAGATCTGGAACGTAATCTTTCAGAGGCAAAAAGTTACGATATAAAGATTATCAGAACGCCAAGGGAGAACGTTCGGAGTGAGAACATATTGAAACTTGTAAGGCTGAGAGACAAGCTGACCGAGATGGCGAAATTGAAGAATGAAGATGTTCCGGAACCTATTTTGGCAAAGGCCGATGAACTTGAGTCTATGGAAGGTGATGAGATTGTGGCATTGGCTTGGTCGATAATATTTAAAAAATAATGGGCAAGAACAGTATCAGGTAAGAGATGGGGGAGATGTCCAGAAAAAACCAAATTGCAAAAAAGGAGGTGATGCTTAATAATGCCTGATCAAAAAGAGATAGCTAGGAAATTATCTAAAATTAAAACGGCTCGAATAAAATAGCTGGGGGGTGCGCATCCAGCTATATAGAAAAAACGCATTGCAAAGAAACAGTAAAATTAAATCTTGACAATGATTTTTCAATCTGCTATGCTTTAAACATAAAAAGATGGGGACTGAGGCAAATGAAAATATTGAGATTACGCACTAAAGGATTTATTGGACTACAAAAAGGACTTGGGGTACAAGAAACAGACACAGATTTGAAAAATTTGTCGGGGCTGGTGGCAATTGCCGGGGAAAACGGAGCTGGCAAGAGCAGTTTTCTTGAATTACTTTCGCCGTATGCTTGCCTATTTTCAAGATCTCCGACATTCAAGAACCACACTTTTCTCCGCGATAGTTACCGCATAATTGATCTTGAATACGAAGGATCGCATTATGAATGTACTGTAAAGATAGATAGCGAAACGGGCAAAAGTGAAGGCTACATAAAGAAAGACGGATTATCATTAACCGACGGGAAAATTAGCACCTACAGTCAAAAGGTTGAAGAAATATTTGGCTCAAAGACATTATTCGAAAACTCCATATTTTGCCCTCAAAACAGCAGGAAGATTTCGGACCTTACAACCGGTCAGCTAAAGTCCCTCTTCGCAGAATTTCTCCGATTAGATAAATTGATATCATACGAAACCACCTCCAAGCAATGCCTTGTAGTCATAGAATCCTTACGCAAGCACATAGAAAGCGAGACGAGCATCCTGAAAAATAAGGCAGAAAACCGACCTGAGATCGAGCGTGAGCTATCAGAAAAGACAACTAAGTGCGAAGAGTTGCAGGAAGAAATAAAACGGCTCACAGCTCAAATAAGCGAGTTGGAAAAAGATTATGAAACCATAAAGGAATCTATATCGAAAGATGCGATAAAAAATAGCCGATTGAAAGACCTCGAACAAAACAGGACCCGCTTTAAGGAAGACAAAGACAGAGAACTTGAATCAACTGAAAATGAACTTAACAGGCTGCGGATCACGCTACGCGGAATAAACGACGAGCTATGTAAATATGAATTCTTGTTGAAGGACAAAGATAAAATACTTGAGGCCTGTCGGCAAGAAGCAGATATTTTAGAACAAATCCCTACCACTGAAAAAGATATTGATAATAGAAAAAAGGAGTTAGACAGATACAATGCTGAAATAAACGAAATAGCAAAAACAATTGATGAGCGAAGGAGGATTATAGATGCCGGAAAGAAAGATCCGGAAATTGCAAGACTCGAAGCGGAAATCAGGTTTAATCGTGAAAAGGCAGTTGACCTCTCGAAAAGAGATCCCGAATGCCAAAGCAAGGTATGCTCGTTTATTGTTGGAGCGCTCAAGGCACAAGACGAGATTCCAAGCATGGAAGAAAACCTATCTATCAGACAGGGACTTATTTCTGTAACAATTCATAAAGCTACTGAAGAGATGGAAAACAGCAATGGCTTCCTGCCAGGAATTGAACAAAAACAAAAAGATAGTGAAACCGTCCTCCAGGAATTAAAAGAAGAGAAACAGAGACTTGATAATACCCTAAAAACTGTACGCAAACTATCAATAAAGAAACCCGACTTGGCTGTAGCTGTTTCGCAAACAGATAACCTGGAAAAAAGAAAAGGGGAGATCACAGACGAAGGAATAAGACTTAGAGACAAAAAAGAGAAGGCTATAGAAAGAATTGATAAAGAGGAACAGATTTTATCTGTAGAAATAGACGATATCCAAAAAGAAATAGACAACAGCTTGGATGAAAAGAAAGCAAGCTTAGAACAAATGATCAAGCTAACAACTTTTACCACTAAAGATACGAATAAGAAAATATCTGGTATAAATGAAAGCATAGCAGTTTTAAAACAGACGATATCCGAAAAGATATCCGCAGAAAAAGAACTGGCGGTCAAGAAAACCCGGATTGACAAGCTTATCCAAGAACAAAGTGAATGGATTTATCTGCGGAATGCCTGCTCTAAGGACGGTTTAAGGGCGCTTGAAATCGATAGCGTTTGTCCTGTTATTACTAATTATGCAAATGAGCTGCTAAATATGAGCTTTGGTCCAACATACTCAATAAAACTGAAAACTCAGAATGACGATGGGAAGGAAATTTTAGATATTGTGGTGATAGGAGTCGATGGCGAAGAGGTTGTACTTGATAATCTCAGTGGAGGAGAAAAATGCTGGATATTGATGTGTATCAGGCTATCTATGACACTTATCAGTAAAGAAAAGAGTGGTAAGAACTTTTTAACTGGGTTTTCGGATGAGATAGATGGATCACTTGACGTAAACAGGGCGATTGATTTTATGCATATGTATCGGGCCTTTATGAAGCTTGGTGGGTTTGAAACCTTTTATTTTATCTCGCATAAAACGGAAATAATTTCGCTCGCTGATCATATCATTAAGTTTGGAAGTGGGCAGATAGCAATGGATTGAGATTTATTAATAGGTGGATTATATTTTCTGCCTATCACACTGTTATATTGCCGAAAGGAAACTGTGAAATATTTTTTTGATATACAAAGTTCGGTGTTTAGGTTTTTACCAAAAAGATACCAAAGGAAAATTGGGAAAGACTATCAGATAACTATAAAATGGTTATGGTTTTGGATACGGTTACAGGCAATTGATGAATAATATAACCAGCAGTTGCAGCCGACCATACAAGCTGGTTCGCTCTCGTAAGGTTATTTATTCCGCCACGCTCCAACGTGGCGGCTGAACTGAACGTTAGATTTCTTGAGGAGATAAGAGCATGGAAGAGATTACATGTAGTGTATGCGGTTGTCATGTAGGGTGGATCACAGACAATGCCCCGAAAGGATTCATATATTGTGACGACTGCAAAAAACAAGACGAAGACGAAGAAGAAGAAGAAAGCGAAATATAACCAGCCGCTGGACTCTGACGGCAAAAAACCGCCGCAGGTCAGCTATAACGTTATATGTAAGAGGAAATTATGATACCATATCCATTATTAGAAATTAAAATAAAATATAATTGGTTTTCTACTGTTTATTCTTTGTGGGATCTTTTGAATCAGTGCAAACTTGCAAAAGCTGATTTTCATGAGATGAAAAATGATTTAAGAATATTTGGGTTTAACATATAACACACAGATTCAGCTTTCGTAATGTATAAACATCCAGAAATAAAAGATGATGAGTTTATGCTGTCTAATGTTAAAGTCGGCGAAGAATGGCTATTTGGATTTTTCGATAGACAGCCGACTAAAAATGGCAGGCTTGGCAAAATAGCATACGACAATATGGGCTACGAAGTGCCTGGGCATGTTCCTATTTTTGTGAAACGAGAAATATAACAAATCACTGGAGCTAACGGAAGAAATTGGATTATTAGCATGGCTCGCAATAGAATGATAAAAACTGAATTTTGGGAAGATGAAAAATTAGCGACCATAAGTAGAGATTCAAGATTGACATTCATTGCCTTATGGAATTTATCAGACGATTACGGAGTTGTTAAGGGGAATTCGATTTGGCTGAAAAATAGAATCTTTCCTTATGATGAAAAACTTAAACTGGTTGATTTTGAAGTTTGGTTAAATGAACTTATAAATGTTAAAACCATCTATCCGTTTAATGATAATAATGAGAAGTATTATTATATCAAGAACTTCCTCAAACATCAAAAAATAAATAGGCCATCGGAAAAAAGAAATCCTGAGCCACCAATAAATATTTTGGAGGACTCATTGAATACTCATGGAATATTCAATGAGTCCTCATTAAATACTCACGGAGTATTCAATGAGGACTCATGTCCCAAAGAGAAAGAGAAAGAGAAAGAGAAAGAGAAAGAGAAAGAGAAAGAGAAAGAGAAAGAGAAAAAAACCAATAAGAGATTACCGGATTGGTTGCCCTTAGAAATATGGAATGAATTTAAAAAATATCGCATTAAAATAAAAAAACCTCTTACAGAATACGCTGAGACTTTAAACATAAAAAAATTAGAAAAACTTAAGGAGCATGGAAACGATCCAATAAAAATTATAGAGCAAACTATAATGCAAGGGTGGCAAGGTTTTTTCCCACTTAAAGAAAAGCAAGGAGAGAATGATGCAAGGTTTAAAAGTGAGAATGGAAAGAATGGAACACACGAGGATGGCGATGATAAATATTCAAAGCTTGGTAGAACCCTATCTACAGAATAAAGACATAGTCAAAGCAAGAGAGGTGTTAATAGAAGAGTTAGAAAAAATTGATATGGATACAAAAAGAATTGCAGCTTTTGTTGAATTGTTTGAAAAATATCCACCAGACAATGAAGAATGTCCTATTTGTAAAGAAAAAACAATAGGGCACATATTTAATGATCATAAAGTTGAATGGGAATTAATATTATTTTGTAAGCCATGTAAATTAGAAGAATATAAAAAAACATTATACAAAGAAATAGATGTAAAAATGACGGACGTTGTTTCAAAAAGATATTGGGATGCAAAAATATCTGATTTTCCATCTATGTATAAAGATTTACATAAAAAAGAAGATGGTCTTTTCCTTTATGGCGCGAGGGGCGTTGGGAAAACCCATCTAATGGCCGCCATCGCAAGAGAAATCATATTAAATACTAAACCACATCTATTGGAAGGATGTGGGCGCCCAGGGGAATATGTAAGCTCTGTAAATATTCCGGTTTTTATATCGACACCTGAATTATTAATACAGATAAGAAATTGCTTTAATAATAAAAATGCAGATGATGGAGTCACAGAAGAATGGCTTTTGGATAAATATAGCAGAGCAGATGTCTTAATGCTTGACGATTTAGGGGCAGAAAAACCAACAGAATGGGTATTACAGACATTATATTTAATTATAGATAGAAGATATCGAAACATGAAAAAAACCATAGTATCGTCCAATTATAGTCTAGGCCAAATTACAAAAAGACTTGATGATCGTATCAGTAGTAGAATTGCAGGGATGTGCCAGGTTATTCAAATGACGGGAAAAGATCGACGACTATAAATCACAGATACCAAAAATAATAGCAAAAAACTCTTGACAAAATTAACAAAAAAGGAGAATGATAGTAAATCTTTCATTAACAAATATTAACGATTTGGGCAAAAAATAAGGCCGATAACCAAGGTCTTAAAATTGATAGTTTAAGTTTTTATTAACCCCATAGCCGCCACACGATTGAAGGAGGCTTAAAAACGGACACCGGAGGCAAGCAGTCAGCTTGCTGTTGATAGTGTCAATAAAGTTGACTGTTAATGACTGTTAGCTTTTTACAATCGGTTAGAGATAACAATGCAATTAAGATCACCATGCAGAAGATGTACGAGACGGAAAGCAGACAAAAATGATTGTGTTAAAGACTGCAATGCGATTGCACTTTACAATAGAAACAGCGAAGCAGAATATGATGAAGGGGGGATTATAGCAATGGAAAAGGAACTTAATAAACTTGCATTAGAACACGTAAAAAGTATTGAAGATAAGCCAGAGGTTAAAGAGATAGAGATTAAAGAAAAAGTTCAATGCATTAATCCAATATGTGACGGTAATGCAATGGTCAGAAAGGGAACCGGAGAGCCCATAAATGGATATTGTCAGGCTTGTGTAAGAGCTGGCCTAAGTAAAAAGAAAAAAGGAACGAATGCAACAGAAACAGGAGGAAAGATTGTGAAAGAAGAGAAAAAGAAAGTTGTTAAATCAACGGATAAATCGAAAGAACTTGTATTGGATCTAACTGGCTACACACGCATAGAAGAGCTATTAACTGAAATGTCAGACAAGATGATGTTACCAAGAGAACATATCGTGGTAACTTTAATCGGAGAGGCGCTGGCGAGACGGGCAGATTGATAAAAACATAAAGTGGCATGGGGGAGGGAAGGCATGAAAAGAAAAGACCCAAAGTTAATTAGAGAGATTAAGGAGATTATAAATAATCCGGAACTTCATTTTTGGACAAAATGCAAACATCTCACATTCATAGAGGCTTACAACCGGCCTGGCTCACAAGAAGGCGAGAAATTAATTACAGAGTTTTTTGAGACTTGTGCAGGAAAATATAAGAATCGTTTTGAGTCGGCATACGTCAGGCCATATCTTAATAACTGGCAGGATCGTGATGCTTATGATCATGTAAGGAAAGTTGACCTAAATAATGACTTGACCACGAAGATAGGCAGGAATCCAAGGGGAATAAAAACAATCAGAAAACTTGGAAGCTCCGAACGATTTACAAATTATCTTAGGCATAAATATCCGGATGCATTTGAGGAGTTCGAGGAAATAAAAAAAGTGCAATATCCATATTGTGCTGGAATGGCAAAAACAAGTGACCGTGCATGGCAACACATTTTCCATCGAGTAAGACGAAATTATTATCCTATACATGGACATGAAAGATCATTTTTTCAAACCACAAAGGAGCGACAAAAAGAAAGACGAAAATTAGACTTGGCTATGGAGAAGACGCAAGCAGATTATGACAAACTGAAAAAAGCATCGAAGTTGCCTCCACGGTACACATACAATGAAGTTTCATTGGCTGAACTGCAACAGAATCATGCAAATCATACATACGCAATATTTAATGGCCATTATATAACTACAGAGACAGTGCTACATTACGACAGCTCACGAGTTATTTATGGCCTTGGGCATCTGAAACGCACAGACAGGACGATCTTAATTAGGAACAGAAGAGGCATTACATTCTCAAAGACTTTGAAATCCTATGCCGGCAATTTTGTTTTAAATGCGATAGAGGAACGTTTTGGTATGGTCAACAATGTAAAAACTTTATCAGAATTAAAGCCTGTGCAGCTTAACCCAAAAATGGAAGTAGTTGAAATAGCAAAGAGTAAAGGCTTCAGGGTGTTTAGGCGCATGTTTTCTGGAACGCATTATGACTATTGTGTATTAAAAGGCAAGATAACTTATCATGGCTCTACAATCGAAACATGCATTGCAGGATGGAAAAAGAAAAAAGTCCTTTCAAAAACCGGTGCAAAAATTATTGACATGAAGGCTTGCAGAGATCTTGGATTTTGTTTGGATGGTGTGAAGGAATTTTGTTCTCTAAACAGTCTTGATAGTCACGAAAAATATACGGTTGAAGAGTTGAAAGGGATAGTGAAAAGAAACTTGTCTTATAATCAAGAATATTATGGACGTGAACTGAAACAGATCGGAGTTTTGTGATAGTGTGACGGTGTGGCTTAATGGAAAAAGAATATCTAATAGACCCTGTGGCGAAACCAAGGCAAACGCAAAGAGATCGTTGGCAAAAAAGAACCTGTGTAATGAAGTATAGAGACTTCGCGGATAAGTGCAGAGCGTTAAAAATATATGTTCCGGAAGCCGGTGCGCATGTTACGTTCATCCTGCCCATGCCAGCATCATGGTCTAAGAAAAAGAAGGTTGCGATGGACGGGCAACCACATCAGCAACGGAAAGATATCGATAACCTCATAAAGAGTCTTTTGGATGCTTTATACCATGACGATTCCTGTGTTTGGGATATAAGAGCAACGAAGATATGGGGCAGAATAGGCAAAATAATCATAAACGAAGGAGACTTAAACAAATGACAGAAATGGTAGAAGATAACAGCGAAATGGTTCCAGAAGCAGTTGAAGAAGAAGAGAAACAGGGGACTATTTGGTGCCCGAACAAGGGTCATCAGAAAAATACAGGAGTCTGTAAGGAATGCGAAAGCAGACTTGAATGTGTGCCATATTGCGAATTTAGAGGAATAGACAGACACGGAGTTGCAGAGGCATTGGATGTAGAGATATCGCGGCTTAAAACGTCAGTTTTTGATACATATTATGAACTTGGCCAGACACTTAGAAAGATCAGAGATGGAGCTTTCTATAAGGAGCTTGGGTATGGTTCACTTGACGACTATGCTGACAAAAAGCATGGCTTTCGTTATAGGAAAGCTGCATATTTAATAGCGATTATTGAAAATTGTGAAGCAGCCGGAATTCCAAAGGAGGACGTCAGAGGCATCGACTGGTCGAAAATGAAGGAAATAATACCTACACTAACTGAAGAGAATAGAGCCGAATGGCTAAAAAAGGCAGCTACTTTGAGCGTTAAAGATCTTCATGAGGAAGTGAAAAAAAGTATGGGCGAGGAACCTGGGGAGAAAAAGATCTCAATAGTATTCGCATTATCGAAAGAGCAGAAGGATTTGGTTGATAGTGCACTTGAAATAGCCGCAAAACTTTCTGGCAGTAGCGTTAAATCATTTCATTTAGAAATATTAGCGCAAGAATTTTTAGCTACTTACAATGACAATGATTCTTCAGCGGAACGATTCAAAAACGCACACGGAGGAGGTGGAGAATAAAGATGGCCAAGAAAATAAACATCCTGGCAAGATATAGACTTGAAAAGATTGTGTCAGAGCTTAAGGAAATTCAGGAAGATTCGAAGTTGAATAAAATAGACACATGGAATTTGGGCCAAGCTATTGGAACAATTGAACAGATATTATGGGTACAGGCCAAGGGCGATAAAAAAGATGATATATTTCCGACCGTGCCCTAAAAAAGGTGAAGTAAGACTTAAAAAAAGGGCTTATGGAAAATTCAGAAACGAGGTTTTTGAACGAGATAACTGGACGTGCCGGAACCCTAATTGTAAGTCGAAAAGAAATCTCACTATTCACCATCGTATACTTAGGAGCAAGCAAAGGCTTGATACATATGAAAATACAATGACTTTGTGTGCGTTTTGTCATACATTAGTTACAGATGGTAAGCTGGATGAAAAGACATGGATAAAACGAGGGAATTGAAAATTGTAGAAAGTGACCCAACAGGCAGATCGGTAAAGGAAAGTGATATGAATAATTTTGATAGGATAGGTGACTGGGAAAAATTCAATCAACACATGAAAAAATATATTGAAATCCCTGCCAAAAAATATGGTTCAGAATTTAAGTTTAACGATTTATGCCACTACACAGGTTTGCGTATATCGACTTGGAATATATTGAAGTATGCACTTAGGCTATGGAGTGGTTGTGGTAAAGAGCATGATTTTGAGAAAATAGCCCATTATTCACAAATGGCATGGACTTTAAAAGAACAACAAGGAAGAGTAGCCCCATTTTTTAATGATGATGTAGAGGGCGATTATGTTGTTGTTAGAAAAAATAGTTCCAATGGAATTGATATTAAGAGAAAAGAGGTGAACTACCCACTACCCTAAAGGGATAGCGGTTTTACACCCAAGGATTATAAATCATTATTGAATTAATGAAAAGACATGGAAGATAAAGATAACAAAAAACAACCAGAAACAGTGTTAGCAAAACAGGTAGTTGATTGGTTGACAGACCAAAAGTGGGATGTTTATCAGGAAGTACAAATAAGATCGTACGGGCCTGTTGCGGATATAGTTGCTGTTTTTGGAAACCTTGTTTGGGTTATTGAATGTAAAAAATCATTATCGCTAAAAGTTATGGAGCAAGCATATCGCTGGAGAAGATATGCTAATTTCACTTCAATTGCTGTTGAGAAAAAGAAAGGCCAAGCGGGTAGTTTTTTTGCTGAACAGGTGCTTCGTAAGTTCGAAATAGGCATGTTGGTAGTAAATACTAAACCAAAGGCTAATTCTGTTTTGGAAATATTACAGGCCCCTCTGAACAGAAAAGCGACAACTATTATGATTAAAGAAAGATTACTATCGGCACATAAGACGTTTGCTGTCGCTGGAAACTCAGAAGGCAAAAGATGGACACCCTTTCAACAGACAAGTCAAAACATTTTACATGAAGTAAAGAAGCATCCTGGAATTACAATGACAGAGTTAATGAATAAAATAGTTCACCATTATGGGGCTACATCTACGGCCAGATCGTGCATTTCACAGTGGGCTCAAAAAGGCATGATAAAAGGAGTATGTGTTCAACGTGACGGACGCATAATAAAGTTATATCCAACGGAGCAAAAATAAATGTAACTGCCGGAAATAATTGTAAAAAACACTTGACAAAATAACTCCTACGTGCTACGTTATTTCTATAAATCAAATAACCCACAAACAGGAGGCGTCAAAAATGCAGTTAAAATTTGGAATGACAGAAAAAGAAATCAAAGAGGCAAAAATGAAAGAAAATATAGAGAAAGAAAAAGTAACTACAACGAAAAAATACACTGAATTTGGATATGATCAGAAAGATGTAATGAGCGCCCTTATAAAAGAAATGCGCCTTGGAAATCTTGAAGAGGCAATGTATTGGGGCGTGGTCATGGCAGAGGCTGGAGATGCTTGGAACCTATGTAGGAGGCTCCTTATATTTTCATTCGAAGATGGATTTGGAGAGAAAGTACAAATTTATAGCACAGCGTGTTGGCAGGCATATCAAGCAATAAGAGATGATAATATTTGGTTTGCATGGATTGAAAGACTTTGTAAGGCGACGAAATTCTGGGAGGTACCGGAAGGAGAAAAAAGGGAAGCAGCGTTCGATAAAGTAGATAAAGAGTTTAAAGAAGGAAAGAGAAGACCAATCCCTGATTATGCAAAAGATGGTCACTGTAGAGCCGGATACCAGATGAAGAAAGAAAAGGGCTATATGGACAACAGGTTTTCCGGAAATGCATACGGAAGGTGGAATATGATTCGGATGCAAAAGAGGCTTGGAAGGCTTGATCCAAACGACAAGGAATCTACAGCGGCATTAGAAAGTTATGGAAAAAGAAGCCAGTGGGAGCCAAAGTTTAAGATTACGCCGGAAGGAAATTATATGGTAGAATCGCAAACTGGAAATGGCCATTTCTATGAAGTTTCTGCAGATCTTACAACATGCCAGTGCCCCCACTTTCTAAGACGACTTGCCGATACTGGGAAAAAATGTAAACACATGATGCAGCTTGAGGATCATTTAAAGAAAGAGGAAACTTAAAAAAGCTGAAGGAAACGACGGTAGCACATAGTAAATCTTTTATTAATAAACGTTAATAAAAATCCTGAATTAGTAAGTCGTCTGCATACAGTTAAGACGTAAAATTTGACTGAGACTATCGGGAGAGACCGATGTTAGAAATAGATAGTGGTAGGAACGAGCGCCTATGGTGTTATTACATAGGCTTTGGGAGATCCCCCCATGCGAAAGCATGCAGTTAACTTTTGTTAAGAAAAAAGGATCGGAACAATTCCTTTCTGATAAATCCTAAACGGTAATGGTAACTATGAGATGCAAGAATCGATAGAGGTAATGGAAAGCAAGATAAAAGTTTTTAACGAAAAACATCCAGTTGGATCTAACGTTACAGTAATAAAAGATCTTGGGGAGACATTTGAAACGACAGTTAGATTTCCAGCGGCTATTTTAAGCGGCCATACGGCAGTAGTATGGCTGAGGGGTATTTCAGGAGCTTATGTTTTAAATAGGGTGATATAGCATGAATATAGCTCTTGTTGGAAACGATGGAAGGGCGAATGCATTGAAGTGGCATTTTGAGAGATATGGACATACAGTATCTATGGTTACCGGAATTCCCAACTCTTCTTTAAGCCAGGTTATCTATGAATGGAAGCCTTTTGATTTAATAATACTGACAAAGATTGAAGACTCTGCAAATGGATTGCAGAATGACTTGGTAAATATGTTTGGTTCCGGGAAAGTTTTTGCCTGCAATATGGATGCGTCAAGATTTGAAACAGATAAAGCCTATGGGATTAAGGTAGCTCGTGAATATGGACTTTCGGTGCCAAAAACCATCGATACAGACAACATCCAACTCATTAAAGATAAAATTCCAGGAGACAGGTATGTTATTAAAAAGCAAGGGCTGGCCTGTGGACAGGGAGTTAAGATAGTTCATGGCACAGATGAGTTAAGAATGATTATGTCGATGTGGTCACAGATTAGTAACGACAGCATACTTGTACAGGAATACAAGGAAGGGATAGAGATTTCTGGGCGTGTTTTGTGTCAGCAAGGGAATATAATTCCATTATGGATGACAATGGAACACAAGATGGCGTATAATGATTCAAGAGGCCCGTGTACGGCCGAAATGGGGACAGTAATTCTTGCAGGTGTTGGGAAGCCAATTTTAAATGAAATAAAGAAACTTGAACCATGGTTGAGAGAAGTAAACTATACCGGAATGATTGATATCAACTTTATAATGGATACAAAAGGAAGGTTATGGTTTATTGAGCCTACTTGTAGATGGGGAGATCCGGAAACAGAAATAGCACTTCCAATGCTTAGATGTGACTTTGCAGAAATAATACTGAAAGCATGTAGAGGAGAAGTACTTGAAAGCGACATCACTTTTATCAATAAAACTGCCATTGGTGTAGTGATAGCTGGCGGGGGATATCCGTACAAAGATGTTTGTTTGCAGGGAATGCCAATCGAATTCCCACAAGATGCTTATCCTTATGTATTCCAAATGGGCACTGAAAAGATATCTGGCGAGATAGTAACAAAAGGTGGCAGGCACCTTGTTGTTGTTGGAACCGGACAATCTGTATATCAAGCAAGGAGTGATGTATATAGAATGGTTAGATCAAACCGCTGGTTCTTAGATGCATGGTATAGGACAGATATCGGAGATAAATGGGAGAAACAGTTACCTTTCTTGTTGAAAAAAGGAGTTATTGAATTATGATATCGTTACACAGATTAATACCAGATAACGAACTTCCAGCACCCTTAAAAATGAAACTTGTATTTGGAGATAGAGACCAAATCAAATCACTGGAAGCGCTGGAAGATAGAATAAATACACAGGAAACGGAAAAAGCCAAAGTAGCAAATGGCGAACTTAGGTATTTTGAGGTAGTTGTTGATTACAGCGGGACAGACTACATTAAGGTTTTGGCCATTGATGCTGGTGATGCAGAAGAAAAGGCACGAGAAATGGTTAATTTTGATGATGTAGGGATAGACTCTGCCCGAGCCAGAGAGATAAAGAATGGAGGTAGTAACTGCTTATGAAAATCCGACAAAATCATAATAAAACCATTAAAATCACTTGCTTTCTAACCAGAAATGTAGCTTGACTTTTTACATATATTGTAGTAATATATGAATATGAAAAAGAAATGTTCAAAATGTGGAATTGAAAAAGAAGCTTCTGCCTTTCACAAAGACAAAAGGTGTAAGGATGGACTGTATTCCCACTGTAAAGAGTGTGCAAGGCAATACAATAGAGATTACGCCAAAAACAATAGAGAACGGCTTAAAGAACATCAACAAAAGTGGAGAGAACGAAACAAAGAAAAGATAAAAAGATGGAACATTGATTTCAAAGAAGCAAACAAAGACCTGATAGCAGATTACAACAGGGCTTACCAGTTAGAAAGATACCATAAAACCCCAAAGGTAAAAGTGCATAACAGTGTTGGGTGTTTGATTAGGGTTGCATTACACGGCAAGAAGGCTGGCAATAAACTGGAAGATTTATTGGGTTATACAATTGAAGATTTAATGAGTCATCTTGAAAACCAGTTTGATGAAAACATGACATGGGAAAATTACGGAGATTATTGGCATATTGACCATATCAAACCACAAAGCTTGTTTGAATTTGAATCTGTTGAAGATGACGAGTTCAAGAAATGTTGGGCGTTGGAAAACCTTCAACCACTTTCAGCAAAAGAAAACCGGGAAAAGAGTAATAAATACCCTTATAAATAGGAGTGAAAGATGAAAATAATCAAAGTGACTAAAGAGTATTACGAGACAGAGGACGAGAAGGTTTATTTCTTCGAGCCTTTGGAAAAAGAAATATCCGTTAAGGATATGCAGAGGATTATCAATGTAAATGAAAAATTAGTTGGGAGAATTAAAAATGGGAAAAGCCTTAATAGCATGTGAAGAAAGTCAGGTAGTTACAAAAGAAATGAGAGCCATAGGTGTTGAGGCTTATTCATGCGATATACTTCCTTGTAGTGGAGGACATCCCGAATGGCATCTACAACACGATGTTACTGATATTCTAAGGCAAGAGTGGGATATCATTATTGCATTTCCACCATGCACATATTTGACTGTTACAGGAAACCGCTGGTTTAACATTGAGCGGTACGGTGAAAAAGCTATTAAGCGACACCAAGATAGAAAAGAAGCAATTGATTTTTTTCTGATGTTTGCGAATGCGGCTTGTGAAAAAATAGCGATTGAAAACCCTGTTGGTATCATGTCGAGTGAGTGGAGAAAACCAAATCAAATTATAAATCCTTATCAGTTTGGAGATGCTTTTGAGAAAAAGACATGTTTATGGTTGAAAGGATTACCACGTTTGGAGCCGACTAATATTGTTGAACCACCAAAGAGAAAAGAGTTTAAGAGCGGTAAATCAATGCCCAGCTGGTATGCTGATGCTGGGGGGCTCCCGAAAGACGAAAGGGCAAAACTGAGGAGCGCGACCTTTCCAGGAATAGCAGAAGCAATGGCTGATCAGTGGGGGAGTTTACTTAAATGAAAATCTATAAAATCACAGGAATTTATTATGTCTAAAACAATATCAGAAGAACAAAGAAAAAAGATAAGTGAATCTATGAAAGGTCGTAAATTATCAGAAGAGCATAAGTCAAAACTTCGTGAATCTATGAAGGGTGTGAATACTTGGGCAAAAGGTAGGACGGTTAGTGAAGAGACAAAGAGCAAACTAAGCAAAATAAGAAAAGGGAAAAATAGAAAACCTTTTTCTGCCGAAACCAAAGAAAAAATGAGACAAGCTAAACTTCAAAATCCAACTAACTATTGGAAAGGCAAGAAAAGACCACCACACACAGAGGAAACCAAAGAAAAAATGAGAGAAGCCGCTTTTGAATATGCAAAGAATGTGTGTGATATTATTTGCCCAAGAATAGGTAGAAACGAAAAATCCATTTTAGATGCAGTTGAGACTGGAATGAAAGTTAAGATTTTAAGGCAATACAAATGTCTTGGGTATTTTATAGATGGTTATATTCCAGAAATGAAAATTGCAATAGAAGTTGACGAGAAACCCAAAACATCTCAAAAGGATATTGAACGGGAGTCTATTCTTGCTGAAAAACTTGGTTGTAGATTTATCAGGATTAAAGACTATGATTAATCGCATATATAAAATCACAGAAGCAAGTAAATATCTTGGAGTGTCAATCAACACGCTCAAGACACTTGCCAACAACAGAAAGATAAAATCTTTCAAAACTACTGGTGAACACAGGCGTTTTCGTCAAGAAGATTTAGACGCTTATATGGGAGTCGAGAAAGAGAAGCAAGAAAAGTTGACTGTGATTTATGCCAGATGTTCAACTGCCAAACAGAAAGAAAACCTTGAAAGGCAGAAAGATAGACTTAGAAAATACGCTGAAAATAAAGGCTACAAGTTTATTCTGATTGATGAAATAGCCAGTGGGATAAACGAGAAACGAAAAGGCATACACAAACTTATTAAGCTATGTTTTGAGGGAAAGGTTGAGCGAA